CACAGCTCTTTTGGCTCTCGACGCAAGATTTCTTTACACTGTTCAATATGGTTCAGATAAATGTGAGTGTTACCACCAGTGAATACCAAATGCCCAGGTTTAAGATTGGTCATTTTAGCAATGATATGAACTAGTGCTGCATATGACGCAATATTAAAGGGTAGACCAAGGAATACATCTACAGAACGCTGATACCACTGGAGGTCCAAATATCCGTTACGAACGTTGAACTGATAAAGCAGATGACATGGTGGTAATGCCATTTTGTCCAAATCAATCGGGTTCCAAGCAGTTACAATCTGACGGCGATCAGTTGGCAATTGCTTAATACGGTCAATGACTAGTTTTAGTTGGTCAACGCCCATGAAATCACGCCATTGCTTTCCGTACACGGGTCCTAGCTCACCACCGGAATACCCCATGTCTTTTGCCTGATTTTCGTAGTTGTCGTCCCAAACAGTTTTACCTTCTAGTAATGAACCATGCTGAATAAGACGCAATTCATGGACATTAGTAGACCCCTGCAAGAACCAAATCAGCTCTGCAATACACGCTTTCCATGCAAGACGCTTGGTAGTTACAGCAGGAAACCCTTTTTGTAAATCAAAACGTAATTGAGTACCAAACTTCGCAATAGTGCCGGTACCAGTTCGGTCATCCGTCTCATAACCGTTTTCAAAAATGTCTTTAATTAATTCTTGGTATTCACGCATTAAATTTTTCCTGAAGAGGAGTAAAGAAAAGCTGATTACCACGCTTTTCAAATCGCCCAATAATAGACACTACATCATCTTTGACCATCACATTGCCATGTGACATTCCGATGAACATCTTCTTATAATCACGTTCAATTTCAATAGGTATATTTCCATTTCGGTTATATACTGTAGTTGAACCGTTATAAGTGCTAAGACCATTATAACTAAAAACTAGAAGATGAATACCATGCTTAAATGGAAATCCTTTCCACTTCTTTTGAACTTTGTCTTCTGATAGCTGAGTGATATCATAGTTTGCGCTCATAGACCACCTCTGAAATGTTAGTCACTTCATCAATATGATACCAGTGATTTTCTTTAGTAATGAATCCTGATTCTGGACAAGTAGGAGCTGCTACAAATTCAGCAGGTAGAGTGACATCAGAATTCACTCTATGACTTTTTCTGATGATTGTTTGTATAACCTTATCTGCATATGGATATGCCTTCTGGATGATTCCGGCACCGCCTATCACTGAATATTTTTCATTACGATTAAATATAATAGTCAGGTTATACGATGTATGAGCGGCAAGATGCTCACCACCTAAAAATTCCATAAATTCTTCTTCACTAACATACGCGTCAGCAAAAAATCCGTTTTTAGCAGTTGCCAGGTCTCGATTCATATCCTGGATAACGATTGTCTTACGACCAGGAAGAGGTTCAGGAAAACTCATGAAAGTCTTTGCTCCGCAAATCAAGATAGTATCTCGAGTACGATTAGCAAAGTTTTTCATATCCTGGGAAATATGTTTCCAAGGAAGACCATCGCCTAAACCAAAAGCATTTTCGTTTTTGCCGTCTACGGTTTTTGTAGGAGCAAATGCATAAACTATTTGAATCATTTAAACCTCAGCAAAATTCAACTCGTTCAACACTGCCGTCTTCCCACTTCTGTTGAAGCTCTTGAAGGCGTTTAATTGCACTGTCGACATTTGACATTGCGCAGATAGTTACCCATTCACGGCCGTCCCACCAAATTAAATCATCGTAATCATCTACTGCGAAATTTTCCATTAACCTTGCCTCATTCCACACTTAAAACACCGGCCACCTAATTGCCATAGGCTACCACCACAGTACTTACAATCCCAGTCAGTTAAAATCCACATGACTTGTACCCACTAGCTTTAATCATGCTCTGAAGAGTTTTAAATCCTTCTTTTATGGCTTCTGAAATTTCCTCAAATACTTCCTTTTTCAGAATGTACAACGAACCCGCTTGATTGCCAGAAAGAGCTGAAATAATCACCTGGTCATTAATTAAAAACTCGCCATATGCTGAATCAATTTTACCTGAAATTTGATTGCCTCGGGAATGAGGGTCAAATACGAGCTCAATATGAGTTACTCCAGGGATTTCATCAAATTGGCAACGAATGTTAACACGTGGATATCCAATTACACTAATTTTAGGCATATAAAAATAATCCTAATATAATGCCGCTAATAAAAGCGGCAGTAACAGAAATTAGCAAAACTACTAATTCAGCCTCAATCATTTCTTGGCCTTAGCAAGTTTAAATGCTTTTTTGAATTCTTCAACATCTTCAACAGGAATCCAGAAGCCTGAGCCATACCCATCTTCATAGCATGGGCAGTTATCACAATAATCATTCCAATAGACAGTTTCACCACCCATAGTGAATGGAGCTTCCATTTGGCACAGTACTTCTTCAACACGCTCTAATTCTTCTGGGTTTTTATCGCAAATGCAGAAATTCCATTTACCACGATATTCAGAACCAAGTTTGATGCTTTGACGTTGAAGTTTCATTTTTATTCTCCAGTAGATTATGGAGCTATACTATCACAAGCATAGCTCCGTGTAAACTACTTTTTGAAAACTTTTTTGATCAAGTCAATCATTTCTTCTGCATTTTCTGGGGTAACGATCAAGTCCAAGCGAGTAGGACCAGGTTGGATTGCACTACCAATTTCATATACTGGTTCGAAGTATTTGAATTCATAATCAGATATTTCAAAGTATGCATCTCCAAATCCTTCAGCGTCAGCAGTTGTTCCATCTTTAAATTTTACTTCTGTGATGAAACTGTTATCTTCGTCGAGCATTTTAGTAGGAAAGAACGAACCACCATGTTCTTCAATCATCAAGCGCATCCGGCGATTTCCGCTAGATGAAAGGTCCCACTCGGCAGCAAGACTTGGGATAATGCGATATTCTGTGTTCAGTTTCATAATTTACCCGCTAAAAGTCGTTAATGTATCTTCACGGCATTCATCATCCATGCCAGGAAAATATTCTTGTTCAAGCCATAACCATAGGGTAGGAGTATCACCTTCTATCGTGATTTCGTTTCCTCCCCATGGAGCAGATTTGTTACTAACTTCAATCAAACCGTATTTTTCAATGGTTTCAATGAAGTGTTCATAATCATATATTTCTACAGTAACCTGTGCCATTATCATTTCCTCAAAGTGGGGACCGAAGTCCCCAAAGGTAATTACTCTTTCCAGTCTTCCATCATCAAATCAATATCTTCCCAATCGTTTGCTTCTAACCAAGCACGAACTGCTTCTTTAGAACCACGGAGGTCAATATTTGGCCAACCACCACCAGGGCCTTCTTTAATAACTAAATCGAAATCAATACCATGGTCAGTGTCATAAAAACGTGAACCATCTTCAAAAATCAAATCAGTACAAAATCCTGATTTATTGATGTAAGGTTCTGCCACGATATCAATGTTTAATTTACCCATGATGTTTTCCTCTACTCGTTTGTTTCGATGTAGATATAGTATCACTCATCAACTGGCTTGTAAACAATTTTATGAAAATATTTTTTTTGGAGGAATAAAGAAAAAGGGACCCGAAGGTCCCTTTATATTAGAGGTCGTTCAAAATATCATTCAGATCGTCATCGCCAACACTGTCACCAGCATCGCCCATGATATCGTCTGCGGAACGAGAAGAGGTCGGTTTGGATTCAAAATCAGACAGGTCTTTGTCAAAGGAATCCAGGTCATCACCAATTTTATCGGCTTGAGCTGCTGCTTTTGCCGCGGCACCACCAAGAGCTGCTGTACCCATAATCTGTTTAAATTTGGCTTCGTTAACTTCAAACGATTTAAACTGAGATGGAGCAACAATTTCGCTGAGGTCAGCCATATTTTCGGTCAGGAATTTCTGAGTTTCTTCATCATTGATGTTTGCAATCTCGGACTGACCAAGGAATTTACATTCATCATAGTTCTGGAAACCACCGACTTTCTTAACTTTCATGACGAAGTTTGCACCTTCATACACGCAAGTTACATCAACCGGAGTTTCACCCATATCAACATCGACTTCAACCATCGCGTTGATTTTGTCCATAATTTTCTGACCGAAACGGAATTTGAATACTTTACCTTCGTTTTCTGGGTTAGCCGGGTCTTTAATAACCAGGATGTTAGACCAGAAAGAGGTTTTACGTTTCAGAAGCTTATATTCAGCCGGGTTGCTGTTATAAGAATCGTTTTTGCTCAGATGAGCACAAACCGGGCAAGAATCAAAATCACCGTGGGTAGAAGTACAATTTTCGATGTACCATTTACCAGCGTGTTTGAAACCGTGATTGATCAGTTTTACAAACGGTAGAGAGTTTTCATCTTTACCAGGCAGGAAGCGAATTACTGCTTGACCATTACCAGCATTATCGGTCTTCAGTTTCCATTCGTTTTTATCTTCATTAGAGAAAGAAGAACCACCTTTCAGACCAGCCAGTTGTTGTTGAAGTTGAGCAGGATTTTTACGCTTAAACATATGATTACCTTTTTAAATTTAACAGTTGTTGTTGCAACATGGGTCCTTGCAACTGGACGATAGATTAATTATATACTAATTTCTTTACAAGATTTGATTATGCTAATAAAGAGTTTCTTAGCTTCAGCACCGTCAACGTTTAAAAGTTTTTTATAAGCTTTTAATTTAGTGGAGTAATTACTCCAAACTAAGTTATCCGTTGCAGTATCATGTGTATTTATTATATCTAAAAACGAGTCAAGCATGATGAATGTCTCGAAAGATATAACGTTTGACTGCAGAAGTTTGAACACATAAGATGTTCCGACTTTCTCATTATATTCAAAAATATCATGAAGCTTATCTACATTAACTTTCTTGGCAAAATAGTAAATGTTCTTTACATCTTCCGAGAACGTTGTTTTAATCTGCTTCAATTTACCTATATATTCACGATAAAACACGAGGGCATCAGCATCACTGATATCGCCAATCCATGCATCTTGGTTAGCTACGAGGTTACTCATGAATATCAGTGTTAACTCTTTTAATGTATATTTCTCAGCGAGTTTCTCAAAGAAATATTTGTCTCTACGCTTTTGATAAGCTTTATCAGAGACCCGCATAACCCAGTTATACTTAACAACGTCATATCGACCGGCAAAGTGTTGTTTGAGCATTAAATATAAAAGATAAACGCTCTTACCGTTAACGTATCTGTTATTATTTCCAGGCATGCGGAGACGAATCATAATAAAAAGTCCAGACTATTCGTTTTGTGTGTTTGACTAAATGATGGACGAAGCATATTTTCTTCCAATGCTTCTGACATAATTTTTTCTATGATTGCTGGAGGAATATATCTATTGAAGTTTCCTTCAGGAATAGAATTTTCTTCTAACCACTGAGTTGTTGCTTCAAGATACCCCATTCCAAGTTCTGTTACCATAGACTCAATAGTAAATCCGTTAGCTTGCTTATCTAACAGCTGATTAATGGATTCAGAGGGGGAGGTATCCCCCTCGTCTTTAAGCGAAAATAGAGTCATAAGCTTCTACCACTTCATCTTTTTCAGTTTCAAAACGATCGCGTGTGCCTTTATGGAACAGAGCAAGCAGTTGATTAAACAGTTTGCCTTCTACGCCAAGTTCTTTCTTGGCGCGGTCTTTAATGTCTTTGTTAAGCTCAAGATAGCTTTCTGCTTTCAACTTATTACCTGAGGCTTCCTTAATCATATCTCGCAGAGCCTGTCCGTGTACCGCTTCATCAAATACTACTTGCTCTTTTTCTTTCTTAGCCATTATATTCACCTTAAAAGTTGTTAATTTCTTTCATTAATTTAGACAGACCGGATTTAACAAAGTAGCTATAAATTTTGCCACGACCCGGTAATTGATAGTTATTATAACAATCTAAAATGTTAGCAACAATGTCTTCGCGGATGTAATCAAAATCGATTAACACGCGGTTTTCCAAGAAACGCTTATACTGTTCTTCAGTAAGCAAATCTTTGATGTTTTCGCCAGCATCAAGACATTCTTCAACAAACGTCATTTTCGTTGAAGGAGTGCGCTCGCCATCAACATGGGTGTACCAAAAATCTGAACGAACTTTAATAGAAGCGACGTTATCTTTCTTATCACCCTTAATAATTTTAACCATGCAGTCTAAAGCAGGAGAGCCGGTTTTAGATTTTACCAGTTTTTTCTGCATCGGTGACCATTGCTTAACATTAGGATACTTATGCAATTGAGTAAAGTCACCATCCGAAGAAACAATCATGACTGGATGGCCTTCAAGACTGAACTTTTTTGTCAGTACAGCAATACTATCATCGGCTTCAGCTTTATCAATGTCAATGACATAATAAGGCATATACTGCTTAAATTCATCAATTACAGTACGAAGACCTTCAAAGTAACCTTCCCAATCCCAATTTGATTCTTCGCGGGCTTTAGCACGGTTCTTTTTATAGTAATATGCTACATCCCTGCGCCAGTATCCATTGATTGCATTATCAACACAAATGACAATTTTTGTGTATCCATCCTTCTTCCACTTAAAAGCATTAAATTTTAAAGTAGAAAGAATAAGATGACGAACCATAGGAGTGGTTAGTTTATCGCCTTCTTTATACGTATGAAGAATTGTCGCCATTGCGATTTGTGACAAGTCAATCAGAATGACGCCTTCTTTTACTTGGTCTTCTTCGGCGAATAAGCAATTTAAATCAGACATTTGAACCTCGTTCAATTAGTTAGTACAGCCATTATAAATACTTCTATAATGAAGCATAACCCCATAGGAGACTCTATGAGCGATTTACTGAAACAACATTTCCGTGCAACGAACGGCTTGGACGCAGGCGGAAATAAAGTTATAAATGTGGCACTAGCTGACCGCAACGTTAAAACCGACGGCGTCTCCGTCGAGTACGTTATTCAAGAAAACACTATCCAAAAATATGACCCGACGCGTGGGTATCTCACTGATTTTGCTGTGACTTATGGACGTCGTATCTGGATTGCAAATAAAGATATTCCAAAGCCTGCTGGAGATTTTAACCAGGCGAATTGGACTTCTTTACGTGTTGACCCGAACTGGATTTATACCGTCCGTAAAGGAGAGTTTGAAATTCAATCCGGTCAGTTCATCAACGTTGACTCTAACGCTGCCGGTAATGCTACATTACTGCTTCCGTTAGCACCAGATGAAGGCGATACTATCGTAGTTCGTGATATTGGCGGGCGTCCTGGCTATAACGGAATCTTAATTAAAGCACAAGATACTGGTGCGTCTATCGTATTTGGTGAATCGCGTTTGCGTGAGGTAAGACTTACACGTCCGTATTCACAAATTATGCTTACGTTTAGTAATGGCGCATGGCGTGCAAGTTTAACCGATTTTGGCGATACTGCTAAAATGGTAGTTCCGAACGGGATTGTTCCGACACAAGTTCAGGCAGGTGACAATGTAGTTCGTCGTTATACTTCCAACTCAGAGATTTTTATTACTCTGCCGTTGTTCGCTAATTCAAACGATATCATCAATTTTACTGACCTTGACGGTACATCGCCAATTAACCATATGACTGTGCGTACTTTTGACCCAACTATCTCAATTGGGACTCCTGGACAAACAGAGGTTCAAGTACGTACTTCAGGTAATGGATTTTTGGTATATGACTCGATTGACAAAATCTGGCGTATTTTTGAAAATGATTTACGCACCCGAGTAAGAATAATTACTTCTGATGTTACTTTAATGCCTAATGAGCATATTTCTGTATTTGGCGCAGATAACAATACCGTTAAAACAATTAACGTTACTTTGCCTACAGACGTAGCTGTTGGGGATACTGTCACAATCGCGATGAATTATATGCGTAAAGGACAGACTGTAGTAATTAAAGCTTCTGATGGTGATACCATCGCAAGTAATTTGAATTTACTGCAATTTCCAAAACGCTCAGAGTATCCACCTGATGCAGCATGGGTGCAATCAAGCTCAATTACCTTTAACGGAACTACTTCGTATGTTCCTGTTCTTGGACTTGCATATATTGAAGATAAAGCATCCGGAAAAAGCTATTGGATTGTAACTGAATCTGACCCTACCGTAGAACGAGTTGATGCTAAAGACAACACAACTAGAGCACGATTAGGTGTTATTGCTCTTGCTACGCAGGCTCAAGCTAATGCGGAGTCAAATCCAGAAAAAGAATTAGCAATTACTCCAGAAACCTTAAACGGACGTCGTTCTACTGAAACCCAAACTGGTATAGCAAGAATTGCAACTTCCAGCGAAGTTAATCAGTCAACAACTGCTTCTTACTTGGATAATGTAATCGTTACTCCTAAAAAGCTTAACGAAAGGTCTGCTACTGAAACCCGTAGAGGTTTAGCTGAAATTGCGTCTAACGCTAAAATGGATGCAGGAACAGACGATTTTACAATTGTTACTCCTAAGAAGTTGCTTTATCGTACTACGTCGGATTCACGGTTAGGTGTTATTCAGTTAGTAAAAACTGGTGGTGCTCCTAACACAACTGCTGATCGTTCTTCTGCTGGCACCGGTATATTCGATCATTCTGATTACAAAAATGCAGTTACTCCAAAAACTCTTCGCGAGTATAAAGCTACTGTAAATCAGTCAGGAATAGTTTGGTTAGCAACTGATAGCGAAGTTAGAAACGGAACTCCGGCTTCTTCAAATATTCCTACAGTCGTTACACCGGAAGCTTTGCATAAAAAAGTTGCTACTGACGGAGCAATTGGGTTAATCCAAATAGCTACACAGACAGAAGTTAATGCTGGCGGTGTGACTAATAAAGCAGTTACACCTAAAACATTAAATGACCGTACAGCAACTAACGATCGTACTGGTATTGCTCGCTTCGCGACACCTGGTGCCCAGGGTGAATTTGAAGCTGGTACTTCAAGTACAGTAATGGTAAACCCTAAATTACTGTTCGATAAATTTGCTAATACTGATCGTATCCAAGTTAATACTAGTTCTGGCTTAACTATTACTGGGAACCTCTGGGACCATTATACCATCAACATACAGGAAGCAAGTACTTCTCAAAGAGGTACAACTACTCTTGCCACTGCTGCTGAGGTTAGAACTGGAACCGACGCCAAGAAAATAGTTACTGCTGCCACGTTGCACGCGAAAACAGCAACCGAAGGAGCTATCGGTCTTGCTCAGTATGCTACGCAGGCACAAGTTGATGCAGGCACATTAAGCGATAGAATTGTTCCTCCTGCTTACTTGAAACAGACTATTCAGGTAACAGAGTCATGGCAAGCTACAGACAGCGTTAGAGGGACCGTGAGGCTATCCACAGGCGATGGAACGTGGAAAGGTAATGATACTAATGGCTCAACTCTTCCGGATAACGGGTATGCCTCTAAGGGCGTCGCAGTGTCTCCGTATGAATTGAACCTTACACTGAAACATTACTTGCCTCGTCTCGGTAAAGCCTATGACACAGGAATGTTAGGTGGTCAAACACCAGACAAATATGCTCGTCGCGATATAGCGCAGACTATTTCTGGAGCTTGGTCATTTAGTCAGGACACTTCATTTAGCAATAATATTTCTGTCCAGAATATTATATATGCTAATGGTGGCGAAGTTAAAATTTCTCCAACAGCTGATACTGGAAATGTGCATGTTCGTTTTCAAAATAGAGACGGAAGCGAGCGTGGTATAATTTATGCTGAGCCTCAAACAGCTTCAGCCGGAAACTTAAAAGTTCGCGTAAAAAACGGAACAGGAACTACTGCTGCAAGCCAGACCTACACATTTGGCGGTAACGGTACGTTAGAAGTTCCTAACGAAGTGTCAACTAAAACTCTGAGGTCTTCTGGAAATGCAATAGTTGGCGGAACTGTTATGGTTAAGGACGTTCAGATGCTTGCTGTCGAGGGATTGAATTCAATATTCGGTGCCCAATCACAGTCCGCATTTATTCGTTCCCGTGACGCTGATACACAAATTTTTGCACAGGATTCAACTGGATCGTATCCAATTTTAACTACCAAAAACTACGCAAGATTAGCTGATGGCCGTTATGTCAAGAAAGCTGGTGATACCATGACCGGCAATCTTAACATAAGCGGTTCTGCTATCGTTATCACAGGTTCTGAATCGTGGTATGTACCAACAAATGAAACTGTAATAAGACAAGGTTCTTGGACTGCTGAAATTAAAGACGCTACTAAATTAAAAGGTCTTCGCGGTTATATGGTTCCAATCAGAACACCGATTGACCCGGGTAATCCAAGCACATTAGTAGTGACTGGGTATGAAGAAAAAACTGCAGCTGGTGGTGTTTTAACTCAGGTTGGTGTAACTACAAACAATACTTATCAGCTTTGGACGCCTTATCCTCCAACAACCGAAACTGCTGATAAGCGTTTCGCGCATACTGTGTGGATGAGGATTTATAATCCAAACCTTAATAAGTTTGATGATTGGATGCGAGTATTTACATCTGCTACTCCTCCAACTGCAGCTGATATCGGAGCTCCAAGCTCAGTATCAACTCAGGTTAAAACCCTTGAAGTCCTGGAATGGATTAAGCTTGGTCCAGTTAAAATCTGGCCAGACCGTCCAAATCAAACTCTCAAATTTGAATGGGTAGGTGATTAATGGCTGAACCAATTTTAATGGCAGCCTTTGGCGAGGATTTCGTGGAAACACGAATCCTCTCTGAGGCAAACTCTGTGAAGTATTGGCTAAAAGCTTATGCTACACATTCTAATGCTGTTCCGAATAAGCCAGAACTGAATATTAACGGTGCCTTTGATATGACCTCCTCCTTACGGAGGGGGATTAATGTTGTTCAAGTTAATGGTGACAGTTTTATTAACTTTAAAACTTTTGATGTTACCACTGATGATAACAACGCTAATAACAAAGCGTTTGTAGAATATGCAAATGGATTAACTTCGGGATTGTATATTATAATGACGCATGAACGATTTCAATCCAGCCCGTTAATAGATAGATGGTTTAAAAACAAGTGGTCTGCTTCTTGGCCAGGTTCTGACTTTTCTAAATCATTTCCAAACTCTGCTTATGTAGGAGTGCTCGGAGCAGCAAAAGGACGTATATTAATTGAGTCATTTTATGGAAATGATGGTGTAGTTAAAGAAGATTCCAGAGCTAAAGTCGATACAGTGTATGATAACGTTGGCGATGTAGGATATACTGGATGTCCTTATCGTTCTATTGAAGATACCAATGAATACTCGGATTCTACTGGATATGAATATAAGCGATATCCAGTTCAAAATGAATCTATAAGCAAAATCGCTGATTATGGATTATCTCCCGGGGATTCGGTGTTTTTAGTGTGTGATATGTATGCATCTAAAAGCCTTCTTGACGCAGGTTCTACTACTAGAGCCAGCTTGCGGTGGTTCAAGGGCACATCTTTATTATCTTCAAACGTATCATTAGAAGTTCCAAAAAATGGAGCTGACAGGTGGCTAAGATTTGAAAGATTTATCGCTGTTCCTACAGACGCTGATGGATTTACTATTGTGGTATCACGATATCCAAAAACGTCCGTAGTTGGTGATTCTAAAATCAAAAACCTTGTATTTGTTCAAACCGCGCACAGCGAAAAACTGAATAGCGTTGTTCAAGAATTTGGTGTGAATGGTATAAGAATGAATAAAGGCGTTGAAGGAGGAACCACTATGATTATGGAACTTCCAAATTCAAAAGTCGATCCGAGCGGTGTTATTCCAGTTCAATCGTTCAGAGAAACATCAGACTAAGGAAGCCTTCGGGCTTCCTTTTTTCGTATAAATAGAAAATATATAAGAGGATAAACTATGGCCGATTTAAAAGCAGGTTCAACAGTTGGTGGAAATCCTATTTGGCACGCAGGTACTTTTCCTCTTGTGCCGGCAGGAAACTCCCTAACTTATAGAGGTAAAAAGGTTTATACTGAGATAGATAAACCTCAAGCAGATGATAATGATTTCGTATCTAAAGCTAATGGTGGCACAGGTTCTCAAGGTTTCCAAAAGGAAGTCGAATTTAAAGAAGGCGTAAAAGTTTCTGCGACCTTCAGTGGCGGCAACAGTTTAAACGGGCTTTATTCTGGTAATGGAGACTCAGCATCTCTAACAACAGCGAACATTGACATTGTTTCATGGTACGGTGTCGGTATTCGTACTTCACTGGAGGGTAGAGAACGGACAGTAGTTTGGAACGCTAGAACCGGAGACCAAATAAACAAAGGAAGTATAACAGCTTCTATTTTTAGTTCTAATAATGCTCCTACAGCCGCTCAGCATTTAACGCGTAAAGATTATGTCGATGGACGAATAAATACTGTTAGCAACGTAGCTAACGCAGCAGTCAGGAAAGCTGGTGATACCATGACCGGTGTACTTAGGGCTAACGCTGGCGTAGTTATAGTAAACAAAGCAACATCCGGTGAATATGCTCCTAGATTAGATCAGGTTATTTCACGCGGGGTAACAATAGATTTTGGCACATACTAAGAGGTAGCCATGGCCGATCAAAACTTAAAACAAATACAATTTAAAAGAACTAGCACAGAGAATAAAGCACCAGGTGCAGATATCGTAGCCCGTGGCGAAATCGTGTTGAATACACATGGGCGTACTCTTGCCATTTACACTAAAGATGAAGCTGATAACGTGGTTCAGCTTGCAGGTAAAGGGGTTCCTTTCTTAGATACATCTGGAACTCTTAGCGTTGATGGAACTACTACATTAAAAGACAACGTTACTATTTCTCCGAATAAAGCGATCAGTTTTGAAACTACTGATTTGAGCGGTGAAATAACTCGTCATATCGTTGGCAAATGTGCTACTAATGATGGCTGGTACATTGGTGCCGGCGGTACAAGCAACAGTGGTATTCTTGAAATCGGTACTATTGATGATGGCGCTGAAACTATTCAATTTGTACAACGCGGTGCAGGCAACGTTGAAGCCCGAAAATTGGTCTTGCTTGACGGCTCGGGTAATACGACTCTTCCTGGCGATTTAAGATTATCTACCAATAAGACCGTAAAAATTTCAAATGGGTCTACTCTTACTTTAGAAATGGGTGTAGGTGCTAATGATGCATACATTAAAAACTTGAGAGGCTCTGGTGTTCTTCAATTAACTAATGATAGCAATTTGACCTTCAGAAATTCCCAGGTGTATTATGCTATGGATGGAAGAGGTCCTGGTAAATCCGGTACTCTTCTGACGAATGTAGAAAACAACCGTCAGGCATGGCAATACACTATTTCTGCTGCAACTGCCACAACCCCTCGCTGGGTTAAAGTAGCTACATTGAAACATCCAGGAGACGCGTCTTCACAGCTGGATTTAATGATTACTGGTGGTGTTGATTCTGGGCACGGAAGACATTATGTTGATTTTATCACGTTATCAGGACGCAATTTACAAAGTTGGAGCACTAATAATTTAGATAACTGGGTCGAATGGCGTCGAGTCGGTTCTCCGTCTAAAACAAACGTTCCAGAGTATTACGTCGTTAAAAATGGTTCTGCCTCTGATACAACGTTTGATTTTTATGCTAAGATTCCTCGTTATGGTAACGGACTTTATGTCACGGTGTTGAACACTGCTGGGTATAACGGACAAAGTTCTGGTAACGTAATCATTTATGAAACCGGACAAGATACTGGTGCTACTGGACCGACTGGAAGTATTCTTGTTTCAATGAAACAGATTTTTGATAGTTTAGCAAAACCAGATTTCGGCGATACTACTGGCACTCTTCCAGTTAACCGAGGTGGTACAGGTGCTACTAACGTAGGAGATGCTCGTAATAACCTTGGTCTTGGTACTGCTGCTGTTCGCAATGTTGGTGAATCTGCTGGTAACGTTTTAGAAAATGGTGCTTATGGCTTAGGCGGCAACGGTGGTAAATCCATCAATGATATTGTCTCTAACGCGGATATGCTGACTCGTTTAAAAGCCTACGGCGGTACTTTCTGGCGAGGTGTTACTAAATCTGGTGTTAGCGTTCAAAACGGTCTTTATAGCCACGGCTCCGGTATTTTTATGAATGCTGGTGATACCATGTCGGCTATTAATATCGACTACGCTAGTGCTAAAGTTCGTGTATATGCGGCTAACAATACGGCTCTTGCTGCAGGAAATGTTAACTTCAACGAACTTTACGGTACAGCAAATAAACCATCTAAAGATGACGTTGGACTTGGTAATCTGACAAACGATACTCAGGTTAAAAAGGCCGGCGACACCATGACTGGTGATTTAACTGCTCCTAATTTACATGCCACCGGTTCTGGAACTGCGTCGTTCTATGTTAATGCAGGAAGTGGAAACGCTCATGTATGGTTTAGAACAGGAGGTAATGAGCGTGGTGTAATTTGGGCAACTCCAAATACAACGGACTTGGGTCAGATTAATATTCGTGCAAAAACTACTGGTGATGTTTCTGCCGGTGATTTTAGCTTCCGTTCTGATGGCCGCCTGGATGTTCCTGTAGCAGTTAAAGTTGGTGGAGCAGCAATGCTAACCAAAGACGGGAATATTACCTCTGGTTCGATGTTTGGTGGTAACCTTAACAACTATTTGACTTCTATTAAAAACGATATCGTTGCTGGTGATAATAAGCAAGTAAGCAAGACTGGTGATACCATGACCGGTAACTTGACTATTAACGCTAACTTAAAAGTCGAAAACCCTAATGGAACGATGGTTGATTTAGGTTCAGAGAACTCGGACAAGTATAGCAGACTGACGCTTGCACGTAAAGTTGGCGATGGTGCTGCTGTAGCAATGCTTAAAGTTGCTCCAGAAGGATACGTGCAATTTGGTTATCAAAGCTCAGTTACTGCGCCATCTCCTACCAAGTACATCCGGGTTAAACCTGATGGTCTTGATGTAGAAGGTGATCTGATTTTTAACCAGACATATCGCGGTACCGAAGAAGCAATTGATATTTCTGATAAGACCATTGACCTTAATAACATGGTTATTAAAAAAGCTGATCCGGGTACTCGTCAGCTGTATAAATGCGTATCATCCGGCGGTGGTTCTAAAATATCGAACAAGCCTACCTCTGACGGCAACTTTGTTCTTGAAGTTCTGTCTTTGCGTAAGGTTTCTGATACTGACTGGTCATGTAAGCAAACCTTTACTACAAAGAACGGTAATGTTGAAGGTACATATGTTCGATACTGTCAAAACGGTACATGGTCTGCATGGAAAGAGGTTGTTGCTGGTGTTCAACCGATCAATTTAGGCGGTACTGGAGCAACATCTGTAGCTGCTGCTCGTAATAACCTCGGTGTTGGTGAAGGACAAACAGTATCATTCGGTAATTTAGTTACAAATGATTTAACTGCAAACGGAAACGTTAGATTAGTCGGAAGACTGAACCTTGGTTCTGCTTCTGCAACTGCTGTGCTGCGAGCTAATGAAGCAGGTGCGGTCGTTTTAGGTTCTGCAAGTGGTGCAAACATCCACATTAGAGCAGGAAGCGCCGATACTTCTGCTGGTGAAACCCGCTTTGAGCCAAATGGTAACGTAACAGTTGGTGGAGCTCTAACGTCTTCAGGAAGCTTACAAGTAAATGGCGAAGCCGCGATGAGCAGAAGCTTAATCGTTTCTCAAAACATAAAGAATACTAACGATAACAGTTTTATTCTGATGGGAAAAGATTCGGATTTAGGTTTCGTTAAAAAATCTAACTCAGGCTCTAAACTGGTCTTTGCTTCAGGAAAATCGTTTACTGTCGCTAAATCGTCAGCAACTACTATAGCTAACCCAGCTTCGGAAACTTACACTGATGTGTTTAAAGTTGACGCAGATGGAAACCAAACAGTTTATGGAAACTCAGCAGTTTCTAGAGCTTTGACTGTATCAAGTACAGCAACTATTAACGGCGTTATTAATGCCAACGGCGGTATTATTGTTCCTACTACCAAGTATGTGCAAATTGCCGATGCTCCTACGCAGAATAACCAAGCCACCAACAAGAAATATGTTGATGATAAGGTTGCTTCTGCTATTAGTAATGCTGGCGATACTTATCTTCCATTAGCAGGTGGTACTGTAACCGGAAGATTAATAATTACAGGTGATCAGTTAAAAACTACATCGCTCTGGACTACCGGAGACGCTGCTGTTAACGGTGCTTTAACTGTTGACGGTAATGTTGTTAGTAATTACGGTATTGGTAGCTTTGTTGGTGCTGTCGATGTTAAGGCCCCTGCCGCAGATAATGGTACAACCCACCTTTGGTTCCGACATTCCAATGGTGGTGAGCGTGGTGTTATTTATATGCCGCGTGACAATAATACCATGATGGGATTAAGAGCTGGCGGTAGTGAGTGGCAGCTGGATGGTCCGACAGGTCAAATGCTAGGACCAGGAGCACGGTGGAGAATTCATTCTGATGGTAACCTACAGGGTGATGTTTACGGTGGTTATATCACTAACTATATCAACGATAGGTTTAACCAATGTGCTCAATGGGTTCGTACTGGTGCTCAACAAGACTTTGGTCCAATTGGTCGTCCAGCACCTGGTAAAACTGTTCCTGCTGGTTGGGTGCTTGTTGGTCTTAACGGTAACAGCAACGAAGCTAACCAGAACATGCAACTTATCGGCGGACGGTTACAAGTATGGAAACCGGGCGTTCAATGGGTTGATTCTGCTACTTGATAATAAGGGGCTTCGGCCCCTTTAAACTTAAAGGTAAAATAATGATTGTTAAACAAATGAAAGGCATTAAATGGCACCACAATTTTGAGGGTGGTGCTTATTATCGGGACTGTAACGATAATTGTTGGTACAAATTTAGAAATTCTCTTGACAAGAATTCTCATATCATTATAGTTAATGCTAAAACCAACAAGATAATTAATTACTATAATGGCGAAGACCCCACCATGATCGGGTTATTTGCAGATAAAGAAATGATTTTGGATGTATACCAACTTGACGATTTTCCTGTTGATTCATGGGGAGAATTTTCACAAAGAGAATTTGAATTTGTAGACGAACAAGTTGTGATGACTAAAGACGTACAAGTTCCTAAAGAAAGAACTAAAGATGACATTATGAAAGACTTGATGAAGCTTAAAGCTGAATTGGAATCATTGCAATAAATAGCTTCTGTAAGGAGAGCAATATGGCAAGCAAACAATCAATACCGTTTTTTGATGTGTTTCTTGGGTTGCTCGAGCTATTATTCAAAGATGGAGCCACGGGAAGAGTTCTCTTTTCCCGTGTTTTCGTTGTCGTACTTTTAGCACTATTGGCGTTTGCTGGATATAAGTCTGATAGTCTTATTACAGCTTACGTCGACAGTACTTATGACAAGTATGATAAACTGGTTCAAAAGGATAGAGATTCCCGATTTGATAATACAGCACTCGAACAACTCCAGATAGTACATATCTCAAGCGGTGCAGACTTTTCTGCGGTCTTTACGTTCAGACCTAAAAACTTGAACTACTTCGTAGACTTAATTGCTTATGAGGGGACTTTACCTAGCACGGTAGATTCTAAAAACTTGGGAGGATATCCAATCGACAAAACAACTGCTGAATATAGCACGCATTTATCGGGTAGATATTTTTGGACGGATAAGGAATTTGTTTTCTTACCAACAAAAAGAAAACCGCCTGAAATATCGTATATGTTTAGCTGTCCATATTTCAATTTAGACAATGTTTATGCTGGGACTGTTGAAATGTACTGGTACAATTCCAAACCTGCATTATCTAACGAAAGACTAACATCGATATGTGGTCAGGCGGTTAGAGCTCTTGGAAGAGCTAAGTGATTACTTATTACTATGCATAGCCATTGTTCGATAGATAGACTCAAATCCCTCGTTGTATTCTTCAACGAGAATTCTCTTCTCTTCGTCAGTTAACTCAGAAACCATTTTACGAAAGTTGCTCTGATTTAACTGACGCCCCTGTTCGTTCTTGATTCCGATTTCATTCAAGAACGCAATAAATTCATCTCGCTTCTCCATGATATGTTCAGCATTAAACTTAGTCAGAATAGAAGCAACGGTAACAATTTCTTGGACAATTTCAAACTTAGTCATTATTTTTCCTACAACATAATGGATTATGTGATTATAGTATCATCTTGATACCGCGTTGTAAACCAGTTTATGCCAATTCCCAACGAGAATTCAAATCTTCCTTGGTAGTGATATACTCAGCACCAGAGGACATCCAGAGCCCGTAGCGACCATCTTTTACTCTAGCCGTTAAATACCATTCCTTTCCAATTGGACGAACCCTACGATTCATCAAGTGACATACGTCAATTGCCTCTTGAAAAGACAAGTCAATCAGACTTCCAAGCGCGATTTTATTCATTAACGCTTCAAGATATCTTTGTGATTCAATGACAGATTCTAAGTTATGACTCATGCTAAAACTACCTCTCCGCGATTACCTAAAATGCTTTCGATATACTCAACTCCACTTATAATGTCACCTCTATCCTTTGCTTTAATAGTAATAATTCCATACGTGTAAAAGTCGGCTGACAAACTGAATGGCTTAGAAGTGTCCTGGTTAAACGTAAACATTACTGCTTGCTCTAAATGTTTTACTTCTAAGTCATTAGCCCAAGAGTTAAGAACTTTAAGCCTAACTTGTAAGGTGTATTCTACTTTAATTGCTGAAAGCAATTCAACGCGTTTATGATATGCCTTGGCTTCATCTTCTCTGCGTAAAGCTTCAGTATTCATAGATAATCTCCAATATCATAAGCATCAACACATTTCTGAAATTGTTCAATAACTTCTTCAGGTTCAACGTTAGCAATAATAGCTACAGTAAAGGTACCATTATTCCAATCATGTACCATCCAGTCCCCATATCCGGCATTCTGAAGGTCTTCCATTAGTTCAGAATGGATATCTGCTACTAATCCAGAATGGTCCCCTAATTTCTTATGGAGAGCTTCTAGGTCATCACAAATAATAGTTAAAGTAGTACATTTGGAATTATTCAGAATGCGCATTGTCTTTACCTTTGTGTTTTTGCTTACGTTTTGATTCTTTGGCAGCACGCTTTTTATCTTTATGCGCGCCTCCTTTGTTAAAGTCATTCTTCGCTACTGGGTTGTACATGTGCAATTACCTCATTTAAGCAGTTGCGTGTAATATCAAAACGCTTAGCAATACCACATTCTTGGATATGTGCTTTTAAATCTCCGGCATGCACATATCCCAATTCCAAGATAAACCGTTTAATTTGAGCCTTTTCTGAACGATTTAAGCTATTGAAGTAATCTGCCTTGGCGCTTATTGTTCTCACGCTTTATCTTCCTTACATTCAAGTTCCTTGATGTAATAGTCAATATCTTTAATCATTTCTTCTGTCATTATTTTGTACATTTCAGCAAGAAATGGTTTAGCACCGCCATTAAATGGATGGCTAAACGGGCAGATGTATTCTTTATCCATGAGAGTTTTCATGAATTTGCTGTCTGCCATTTTAAACCCGGCTTCATTGGTATATGTACCCCAATTATTGTCCATCATTTCTAATGAGCGCTGAAGCGATTTACGTTGAATTTTTAAAAGTGTAATGTTATTCTTTAATGTACTAATCATTAGTATAAATCCTCTGAGAATAATTCATTGGCTGGTCCTGATTTAGGACGAACGGTATTAACTTGACCTGCATGTGTAGCGATGATTAATGCTTCTTCACGCGTGAAGTACTCACCCCATTGGTCAACAAATCCTTGATTGTCTCCATGGACATGATCAGAAACCAATTTGTCGCGAAACATATCTAAAACGTTCGCCATATCAACAGAATAGTGGCGAGTGCCTGGAACTACAATTGTTCCACCAGTTTTCAATTCAAAACGATTTGCTGCACAAACGATACGACGTTGAAGTAATCGTCCATCCCACCAATCAGCTACTTTAAAGCAGATTTCTGGAATTTCGCTATTTACATTACACATTTGACCAACTTCTCGTTAAAGGTTTTAATAACTTCACGGCCATGGTCTGCACCTTTCTTACAGTCTGCAATTGTCCATGCTTCACCGTTTTGGTATTTGTGAAGAGCCCGGGTATTAATATCTTTCACAAGATTCATAATCAAATCATTAATTTCTTGTTCAGTCATTTAAAGAATCCTTTAATTTTCTGCCACAAACTTTTCTTTTCACGAATACCGATTTGACGAATAACAGGTTCACCCTGCATTTTCTCTAACCATTCCATTGAGTTAACAGCTTCCGCCATTGGAACAAATTTAGCAAGGGCCTTTTGGTAGTTATCTACATCCATGATATGTTTACCATCTGCATTGTAGATAGCATAGCATTTTGCGAATTTCTTATCAATGTATCCGATAAAGTGCCCACGGAACCATACATCCCAACAATCAGTTGGGATATTAGCATTCAAGTTAACTTTTTCTACACAACGCTGAAGTTCATTCAATACTTTAAACTTATTCATTACAGTTCCTTAATAGAGCGGATGATGGTTTCAATGTTTTCAGCAGTACGGGCGATATCTAAGTAAGTATTGCCTGTTGCAGCTACACGGCAAGACATTCCGAGGTCAGTGAAGTGTTTCTGATGCTCTTCAGAAATCTTGTAACCGAAGATGCGGAAAGTACCTTTGTTGTTAACTTCAAGACTACGAATACCGAAGGTGCGTTTTTCCAGAACTGCGATATAGTTACTACGGTAAACAGTAAGTTCTTTCAGAGGTAAGATATCTTCCATCTCACCGAGAAGTTTCATCATCAGGTCTTTGTGCTCATTCATATCTTCAGTCAGAGGACGAGCTTTACGAGTATTGCGTTTCTTCAGAAGTTCAGGCTTGTTCTCTTCTGCATAGATAACTGCCGCTTTAGAGATGATGTCCTGTGCTTCACCAGTGATGATTAAACCGTCACCAGATTTCTCGATGAGACCTTTCTTAATCAGAACACCGATGTTTGAGTTAACAGAACCTGCGTTCATGGTTTCTTCAAGGATTTCACGCAGTTCAGAAGAAGTGATGAAATCCTTTTTAGCTACCTGAACCAGGATAGCAGCAGTTTTTTCATTCAGAGCATCTTCGGAAGCTTTGATGATGTAAGTTACTTTAGACATTGTGATTCTCCATTCTGTTTTGTTCAATTTGTTTGGTATGAGACTATAATATCATCTGCTAACCAGCTTGTAAACAACTTTGTGAAAATAATTTGGGGCATTCTAAGGAGGGATTTTGGAGGGATATAGATTTATATGGAAGGACCTGGAGATGACCTCCAGGTTCCCTAGATTAACTGAGGAGCAATAAAACTAGACCTAATACTACAATTATAGCGCCTACAATCAAATAAAATTCTATCATAATTCTTCCAGGTCTTTCAGATACTCGGCTTCAGGCGTTGTCTTTTCCCAGTACTTAACCTCTTGTGCTAGACGTTTTGCTTCCTGAGCAAGTTTCTTCGCTTCATCATCAGTGATGTGATAGATGTTCATTGAAACAAGTTTTTCAGAATGGTCTTTGAATAGTTCATTCTGTTCAATTTCTTTAGTCAACTGCTTACGAGTTTTACCTTGGATAACGATGTTACCTGCGATAACCTCTTTGATAAATTGAGCTTTTGCCTGAGCAAGATTAAACGCCTGTTTAGTTTCAGCTATTTTATGCTCGATTCGTTTAGCGGTGAATGTCTTACGGACTTCTACAAAATGACGAATCAGCTCACCGGAAGTTTTGAACTTATCGTTCAGTTTGCCATTCTCGTCAATTACCACGATGTACTGGCTCATTTTCTCAATGAGCTTAAAGTCCTTCATGATTTTAGCATGACGCTGCTCAGGGTCATCACTCAAAGCATAGTCTTTACGAAATTTCACCTTAAAGCCAAACCCGGTCTTAGAACAGTCATCATCATATGTGATATATCCTGCATCTTCCAACGGGTCAAGTACTTTTTCAACGTAAGAAGCTCGTTCAAACTTATACGGAATTTCGCTTATATAGATCGAGTTCCGTGAAGTTTCTTTATATACGCCGTGCAGCTCAACAGAACCATCTTCCGTCTGAACGATTTTACCATTGAATTTAGGGAACTGTACTTCAGGTTCCATCACTTCACCACGAAGAGCTGCTTTAGTACATTCTAAAACAGATTCAAAGCTGTGCGGAAGAATAGAAGTTGAATAACCTGTTGCAATACCGCGAACGCCATTCAGAAGAACAGTTGGAATTACCGGAAGATAATACGCAGGTGGAACGTGTTCTTTGTCTTTATGCACCGGAGCGATTTCTGTGTCTTTGTAGATTTTACGGAAGTTGTCAGAAATCCGACAGAAAATATAACGACTTGCCGCAGCAGATTGAACCAAGCGAGAACCGAAGTTGCCTTGCCCATCTAACAGAGGATAGTTGTTATTCCATGTGTTTGCCATCAATGCACCAGCATCTTGAGCAGAGGTTTCACCATGATGATAACCTAAATCAGCCACACCACCGGCGACAGACGCAAGCTTATGGAATTTTTCTTTATTACCGCGAGCTAAATCAAGAGCCCGAGCAATAACAAACCGCTGTACAGGTTTAAACCCATCAATTAAGTTCGGAATAGCGCGGTTTTCTACAGTGTAAATCGCATACTCTTTTGCTTCATTATCAATGATAGATTTCAAATCGCGATGACGAAGATTTGACGCTTTAGCCAAATCATCGATAGAACCTGCTTGCTTTAATAGAGTGTCAAAAATATCCATTGTACCTACCAGATTAGTGAGCCGATTTGTACTATAACATCGGAAATGAAAAGCACAATATAAATCATTCCGTAAATCATTCCATAGTACATAACTAATAGAAAGGCGGCAGCAATAGCTGCCACAATTAGGAGTTTCTTAATCATTTGTAAACTCCTACAATTTTACAAATGCGCTCAAACATAATAAATGCTGCAGTGAACGCAATACTTCCGATTACTTTAGTGGTAGGCACAAGGCCATACCACATGAATGTTCCTGAGCAAATCATTAAGGCCATCAGAAACACATAGCCCATCACGAAGAAGGTTCTCATTAGTATTTCTGCAAAGTAAAGATGAAGTTATCATTCAGAATACGATTCAGCTCAGAGTAGGTCTGCGCGTCACTTGAATGCTGACGAGTAAACGCCAGTGCAAGTTGACCTTTGCCATAACCAGTGGTGAGTGGTTTCATTTTATTAGCAGGAATCCAGAACACACCGTAGGTCATGCAATTCGAGCGCAGAGTACGACCCAACTGAGAACGTCCAGAACGGATATGAGAAAGAACACTTTCAAATCCTGCCTTTGAACGCTGTTTAGCTACAAAGAAACGAGCAGATGCACCAATATAACCTGCTTTGCCATCATTGAACATCAAAAAATAAAATCCTTCGCGCTCAGTAATTTCACGAGATGGAGCACCTGCTGCCCAATCACCGTTACGAATAGAACCAATCAGTTCTGCGCCAGCATTATCGAGATCAGCAAAAGTCATAATATTACGCATGTTAATTTCCTCAGTTGATTAAAGTTTATTCTCCGATGAGGGGCCGAAGCCCCTTCTACTACCAAAAATATACTACTGCCGTTACACCACCAACCCAAAACACAAGAAGACCTAAAGCAAGCAGACGATACACGATGTGTCGTTTCATTTTTGACCTTCCCATACGGTTTCTACTAAGGATTTAAGGCCATCAGTTTGAATAATATCAATCGCATTAATGGCAAAATAAATTCCGAATCCGAACACGGCGACAATTCCAAGCGCTACCGCAACGATAAAGGACAGAACAACAGTTCTCATTAAGTTAAAGCGACGATCAAAACTACTACGAATCATTATATTTTCCTCAGATGAAAGCATTAATCCAAACGTTAACTAAATCCCATGCGAAAACACCAATGAAAGTAACGATAAGGCAGAATACTACAAAGGTGTTCTTCAAAATCGTAAGTAACTTTTTCATTTTGTTCTCCAGTTTAGCTAACAGGATTATAGTATCACCGAAGAACAAGAAAGTAAACCATTAAATGCACAAGTTACGAATTTTTTCTTCTAAAGCTTTAACTTTATCTATATGCTCATCGCGAGCTGCAGCGGCTCCATTGGGATACAATCCGCCGTAAGTTGAATCGCCATTATCGCAAGCAATGATAGTATAATGCCAATTCATAGATTCGAGAATCCTATACTCTTTCAAAAGCTCAGCTTTAATAGAAGCATTTCCACGTTTAGCTCGAAGCGATTTTAGTTCTAAGTAACTCATGTTTTACTCCCGTTCAGTTTGTAGGGCCATAGTATCATGGCCAATCCCGGAAGTAAACAACTTTTTAAAATTTGTGCATGATATACCCGCCAGCTCCAACTCGTGAAGGTTTTACTACTTCCATGAGGTGATCGATACCGCCGGCAAACATTGGTGTGTACCGTATGACATTCTGGGACACTTCTTCTGCAACGAATATAATTATACAGTCTGCGACTTTATGTTTAAACATGGGCCCTAGATTTATTCCACTTCCATTAGGGAATAGACCGTCTTTACCAGTCGTAACATTAATCCATGGCTTATGATTTGCTCGGTCATGAACAAAGTGTGTTTTAACTTCAACTCTAACACCTTGGTAGTGTGGATGAGCTAATACGTCCCATGCCCATTCGTATGGATCGTTGTTATTATGGTCAACAACTTGATCGTTCACGTATCCATCGAGAAAATCTGCTACCACATACTCTGCCGGTATAGCAATTCTGCATCGTTTAAGAACGTCAATTCTATCTTGAGATGGATCGATATCTAAGCTATATCTAGCAGTATCAATGATTTTTACTTTTGCTTCACCCCTTAGCTTATTCAAATCTAGGGTAAATGTCCGGAGTTGGTTCAATCTCTGCAGGGCTTTGTTCATCAATGCCATAAATTCCTCTGATATGTAATTCACCAAAATAAACACGATCGTCGTGGTTACATGTGTCTGGTTCCACAACAAAATCATCACCAAGTTCTACGAGTTCGTCACAATGCAACCAAGCATAATGAACATCACCTTCATGTTTAACTACATGATGACAAAACACTGTAGCAGCATGATGAGTACCACGAAGATTAACAACTTTAGAATGAGATACGTTAAATGGATTAATCATGTTTCACCCATAATAAAAGAGGAGCCCGAAGGCTCCTTATAATTAGCGAAGTTCTGAACCCCAACGATCAGTTACATCTTCTAATACTACATAACCACATGTACGCATTTTAGCATCGTTGTAATCAACCGGGATAGATACTACATCACGCGGATGAACTTTAACTGAAACAATACGGTCAGAACCACTACCGAAGTGACCGATGTAAGATTTAGAGCAGACATGCAGACCTGCGGAACAAGTACGCTGATCGTCTTCATCTACCTGGTTACGCGGCATTGTAACAGTTTTACCTGGAGAGTTATCAAACGTGTTTGAAGCACAATCCATATAAGTGGAACGAACTACTTTCCAACCAATGAAGTGACCGTCATCAGTGATGTCAATATCGTTTGCATTCAGGAAATCAAACAGACGATAAACTGCACGACGAGACGGGTTCAGCATCAGGTTTTCCAGGAAAGGCAGATAACGTTTAAAGTCTTCGCCATCTTCCATGGCTCGAACGATACGCTCAGTCAGACCGGATTTCAACTCGATATCTTTATAGAATAAAGTACCATCTTCAATTCGGACGTTACCTTGAACGAATTTCTTGATGCCTTGTTCCAGGTTAATGTGGTCAATAGCACCAGCGATATCACCATCTACAAGTTTCTGCAGCGCAGATTTAAACCCAGGATGTTGGCTATCAGCGTTATAAGTAGTACGGCCTTCAGTAATTGAAATGAATTTGGAACTTGCTGCCCATTTAAATTCACGCTCAACTGGAGCTTCTACTTTAGCAGGAACAGCTGCCGCCGCAGCTCGAGCTTCACGCTCTTTAAACACACGCCGAATGGTGTCACGGGAAACACCATAATTCTCGGCGAGCTCTTTCTTAGTGTACAGACCGTTTTTGAAGTTTTTAACGATTGCATCTTTTTGGATTTCAGACAGACAGGTAACAGCCATTTATTCACCTTTATTTTCAGAATTTTGAGTAGAAGCTCCGTCAAGGAGCTCCATGATTTTTACAATATCATCGACGAGTTTGCTGTCAGTCCGCCAAGTATCCAAGACACTTGCGATGACAGGATAATCATCTTTAAACTGTTCAATCTTTTTATAGAAGATTGTCTCAGCATCACCAGACAGTTTATTATAAATTTTATTACATAAAGCTAAATCATCATTTTCATCTTTGATTTTACTGGTACGGCAAACCTTAGCGATTTTGTTTAGTTTTGTCAGGAACGGATTTTTCATTCCAGACGCTGTAAACTTACTCGACAAGAAATTCAATTTATCGTAATGCGCAATATTTCCACAGATACGATTTCCAGTAGCATTTGACGGCATGTACTGGTCGTAGTCTACCTTATCAATACACTTGATGTATTGGTCAATAATAAGTCGGTCAAATGAAAGCAATCCATCAGCTTTTGCCGCGGCTTTCATAGCACCCGGACGAATTGCATAGAATTTCTTAATTCCACACGCTTCTGCCAGAGACCGCATGCTCGCGATGTTCATATTCCACCACCAAACATTATCTGGGAAAGTGTGGATTTCATCACGATTACGACCGATTGCATAACCTTCAAGCTCAGCAATTTCAGATGATACTAAAGTCTGACGGTCTTCTTCCCAATACCCGTCTTTATCAATCCAATGTAATGACACATTAGGAGATTTCGGACGTTTCTCTTTTGGACCAGTGTCATAATCAGGAAGAGCTTTTCTCTGGGCTTCAAGTTCAGACACACGGAATACTACAACTTCATCAGTATCCATGATTTTCTTCAGCTCATCAATGACATGCAATTCATCTTCATTGTCTTTGATTACTGTAATGTGTGCCCAGATTGGAACTAATCCAGATTTACACAGAGCTCGAACTGTAGCGATGCGTTTACCGGCTTTATCATCAATAAGAACAAACGCTTTAGTTCTATCAACCCCACAAATATCAGAAATGTTTACTTGATTATGGCGGTGCCATGAGCTGTTTGATACTTTACGACGAGCAGGCTCATCACATGAAACATAAACCGACACTTCGTTATCAACATAATATGAACGAATTTTATCGAGATTGTACTTCGCAACAACTTGTTTAATATCGCGGTTCCCAATGGTAATACCACGGCTCTGAAGAATAGAGCGTTCCTTAGAACTCAGCTTATTGAACTCACGCAGGAATTCACGGTCAGATTCATACGCTTCAAACGCTTTAATATCTGCGGTAATTACCTCTTCTTCAAGAGCATTCACACGCTTCTGGATATTGGCAATTGTTTCTTCATCAAGAGAAAGCTCTTCACGAGATGGAGTAATGTCTAATTCGCCAAGAGGGAAATGAACATAAACCTTGCCATAACGATTAAGCAGCCAATCTGCCTTAACATCTACACCGCTAATCGGATATACGATTTTTCCATAAACTGCATACAGACCATAACTTTCATACGAACTATTAACGCTGAACCAGTCAGTCTTATCTACAGGGAAATATTCAATTTCGCGACGAAGAGAATCTACCTTTGGAGGTACAGCACCAAAGGTACGCAAAATATATGCGATTTCATAATGCCAAGTATCAATATCTTCTACTTTAACCGGAACCGTGATTTCAAGACCAGTTTCTTCGTCTTCTTTCATGTCATCAACGAACATTGGACGAATAGTAGGTTCACCACGGTTTTTCATGACAGTATAACCTGTAGCTTTACCATCATGATAAGACACTACGTTAAATGTGCTCGTGTAGCTCAGTGGAGATTTAGAACCAAGACCAAGAGCACCGATGAAATCGTTACTGTTATTCTTTGTGGATTCAAAGAACGTTTTGTACATCGTCATCATGTCATTATGATTAAGACCTGGGCCATAATCACGAATTACAAATCGTGGGTCAAGACGAGTAGGAGCCTTGATATAAAATGGACGATTTTCATTGCCGTTCAGTTTATGAGCATCATCACAGTTAGTAGAAAGTTCACGAACAACGGCACGGACTTTATACTTATAAAGTTTATTTGACAAAATGTCAAAAGCTTTACCTGAAGCTTTAATGGTAAACGTTGAATCGTCAGCGTCAGAAGAACCAATAATTACTTCATCATCACATTTAATTTTCATTTTATTCCTATCAATTGTGTCGTTTAATGATTTCTGCTACTTCAAGGAGCTCTTCAGCAGTAGCGGTGTTAGTTGTAAAAATTTTATCACTAATTTGTTTAAAGCGGTCTTTGAATTCCTCTGCTGCTTGAATATCAAAGAAGCGTTGGATGATACGATACTCACGATGAATAGCATCATCGAATAATTCTTTATTTGGAACGTAGCTTTTCTTTAGCATTTTACTGCTCCTGACGATTTAATCACTTTTACCATGTCAGCAATTTTAATATCAGGACGTAAAAAGCGTATTACTTTCATAGCAAAAAGACTGTGATTAATAGGGACACTCTGGTTACTTTCCAAACGATCAGCTATAGAATTTAATAACCGTTTGATTAAAAGTTCTTGGTATTCATTGGAGGGATCGACTGAGTACTTTAGTGCCTCAGTGCGGAGTATTGAAATGATAGTTGACTTCATGATAATTTCCTCAGAAAAGAGGGGCCGAAGCCCCTCTGGATTACCACACCCTACTAACTCGACCATAAACCTCATGTTTAGAACCATCAATGTTTTCCACCCAGATAGTAACCCAAGTTCCGGGCAGAGGTTTCTTTTCAGCGAACAGATATCCATAGTCGCCTGAGATCAAAGTAATCCAATAACGTTGCATGTTAATTCCTTCTAAGTAAGGGCAATAGTACCCTTACTATTTATTCTTTATTCACTCATCCATGTCTTACGTGGTGCAGCATCATTACCCATAATTAATTCAAACAGTTCTTTCCAGTTTTCAGGAAGAGTGACTACATCATAAACCGGGTCTTGAATAACACGTTCGTATTCATCTTCTTCAAGAGAACCAAGACCTTTAATATAACGAAGTTTCCAACCTTTGAAATCATCTTTATGGTCTTCATATTCACCAAGAGAATAGAACCAACGTTGTTCTTTACCTTTAGTAAGAATAATAACCGGAGTTTTCACAAAGCGGATTCTACCTTGTTCAAACAGCTCAGGCCAATTACTGAAAAACGCTAAAAGACTTGGGAAAATTGAACCAACACCGTCAACGTCTGCATCAGTCATGATGGCAATATTTCGATAGTTAGTATTTTCAGCGGGTTCACCGATAGTCAAACCAGTGATTGCACAAATGTCAAATACTTCTTTATTCTTCATCGCATCCGCAGCAGACATTCCCCATGTATTCATGAACTTACCACGCAAAGGATATCCGCCATGAAGTTCACGGTCGCGAGTTGTGAGCAGATAACCAATCGCAGAATCACCTTCGGTTAAGAATAAAGTTGTGTCAGCATCTTTACCATATTTGTTTGCCTTGATGTGCTTAGCTACTTTGGCTTTCTGTGCCTTTTTAGCAGCTTTAGTTTCAGCAGCTTTCTCTGCAGCAAGTTTACGAGCTAACATCGCCTCAATAATCGGCATATGAATATCTTCTGATTTCATAATAGCGTTAGCAAGCTTCTTGTAATCAATATCAATATGACTACGAATTTCGCCCCATGGAGAAGTTAGACGCTCTTTAGTCTGAGAATCAAATCGCATGTTAGACATATCACGAATAAACATGATAACAGTCAAGCATTCTTTAATTCGGGCTTTGTTGACTTCAATCTTATACTTACGTTTTAATGCTGGGATGAGTTCATTGCTCAGCTCGTCAAGAACCAAATCAACGTGTGTACCACCATTCTTAGTATGAATGTTATTCACATAAGAAAGCTGACGGAAACCATCATCTGAACGCCCAATAGCAATAGCGCAAGTATCAGAATCCTGCACTACCGCATTTTCATCATACATGTGGGCGTAAGCTTTAAACTTGCCTTGAACCCGTTTACCCATGAATTTAAATTCAATGTCAGGATAAACTACTGCTAATGTCATCAGACGGTCATGAATAATATCTTCATAAACTTTACCCATATGAGTTTCATCAAAATGGGAAAAGTCTGGAATAAAAGAAACTGTTGTACCATTCTTTGTAGAAGGAACAGTTTTCCATGATACATTATCTGAACCATTAGAGCATGTAACGGTTATTTCATTTTTACCGTCGCACGTTGTTCCAATAAATTGAGTTGAAAAAATATTAGTTAATGATGAACCTACACCGTTTTGCCCGCCAGTTTTTCGTTCAGCATCATTACCAAAGTTACCACCAGCTTTAGTTTTTGTCCATGCTGCTACGGGACCTGGGATTTCGTCTCCTTCAGGAGTTACAACCATCGCCTGTGGAATTCCTCGTCCGTTATCAGTGACAGTGACACGATTATCTTTTAAATCTACTGAAATCTTATTTGAAAACTTGAAATTAGTACGAATTGCTTCATCAACTGAGTTATCAATAACTTCATCAATGATTTTAATTAATCCCGCAACATACGTAACAGATGTCCATTTTCCAAACATAAATCTTTCATGAGATTCATTTGCTACACTACCGATATACATACCTGGACGACGAATAACATGTTCCTTATCGGAAAGCATTTGAATTTTATTTTGAATCATAATCACCTCTTTCAAAAGCACGAACTAACGCTTTATATGAACCTTTTGGATATCCCATTGTTTCCGCGTGCTTAACAAATGCTGCAGTTTTAGGACAGTTTAATTCTAACCACAATTTGTATAAAGCAATATCATGTTCCCATACAGGGCTTTTTCTATTTTTAATACCACATTTTATTGCAGCCTCTCCAACATGATGCTTTCCGTAAAAAGGATTTCTTTCACCAGATAATCTTCCATTTGGGCAATTATCTCCTTTTCTTCCATACATCGGATTCTTTTCGCCTTTCATCCGATTCGAATGTCTTTCTGAAAATTCAGTTGAGTGGGTTTTTCCGAAAAATGGATTATTTTCTCCCACTGTATCCATACCGAAGCATCCGTTAATAGTAGCAAATGCCATATTAAAGAAGTCTTTTGATTTAACTACATCGTATAGTTTTTGATAATACAATTCACAGAAAGTAGCTTCTTCTCTAGTATCAAATTCATCAATTATGCAACTATCAAATAATTCTGGATGTTCCTCTAATTCTTTATCATAAATTTCTTTGTACTTCTTAGATTTAACACTTCCGTGATAATAATCATATGTATGCTTTTCCAAAGAAGTTGAGCCTATATAGAACGGAGGCAGTTTATCTCCAGCATAAATTGTTAGATATGTAATATATTTCATACAGCTATTATATACTGAGTTTGCATAAAGTAAACAACTAAATGACCCGAAGGTCATTTATTCATAACGAATTGTGCTGTTCTTAAGAAAAAGCCCTGAGCACACTGTTCCGTTAACGGGTTTCCCTGTTGGCCCAATAGCCGTAAAGCCTGTGTGCTGAAAATCATCCTCTGAGCAAGAAAAGAACTTATATCCGGTGATTTTGATATCAGTAAATCCCGCGTTATCTAACACACGAGTTGCGTTATCAGCGTCAGTGCATCCAATCATCATGAAGGCAAGCGCTGTAATTAAAATCTTTTTCATTTTAATTTAACCCTATAAGTTATATTACCTACTTTAATAACCCGGATTTCTCCGGGTTTCATGGTAATGCGTGCTTTAGTTCCCATCAATAATCACCACTCTTTAATCCATCGTAATGAACTGCCGGAGCAGAAACTACACGCTTCATTTGGCCTTCACACTTAGGGTTAAAGCAGTTAACAGTGTAGTCACGATGGGAAATTTTACGCATAATTTCTATCTTTTTTCCACAGACTTCACACTTGTAATCATACGTTGGCATTAACAGCATCCTTCCATTTTTGTGTTTTGACTACGATTTGCTCATTCAGCGCACGAGTAACCATCATGGAGATTTCATCATCTGATACATGAGTATCATTTTTATGGCGATTTCTGAAATGCAGCCAAAGTGCATCCACTACACAGTTAATAACATCTGCGCACTCGCCTTCAAATTCTTCTTTCTGCCGCCATGGACGATTAATCCAATCACACATTTCTCCAGTTTCTGAAGAAAGTTGCAGCATGACATTCCCAATGCTACGGTTAGGAATAGGATAAGACAATTTTGATGCTTCAAAAATAGGAGCTAAATTTAACATTGATATGCACTCTGCAGTGCTGCAATAGCAGCGATTGCTTGACCACGGTTATGAATAGAAAGATTCATAACCAAATCGGTTGGAATTACATTCGCGGAAGTTCCAACTTCAGTAAAGTATTTGAATTCGCTATCAAAAATTACAAGGTCTTCACCGCCGACTTCATCACATTCTGTGCCATTAGCCCACGTAATTCCGGATACTCTGTTATTTTGGTGGTCAACTTTAGTAACAGTAAAACTCCCGCCATTTTCATAGAGTTCATACACAAAATCTTCATTAACCTCATAACGTGAAGAAAATTCTTCTTCAGCTTCATCATTGACGAATTTGTACTGTACGCCTTCTTTAAAATTCATTACACAATCTCCATATATTCTGGGCCATCAACGGTGATTACACGAGCAAAGGTACGAACTGGGACGATATCACCTTGATTCGCGAATACATACAACCAAGTCCAGTGCTCTTCTTTACCGAAGGTTTTCTCTTTCTGAACGACGATTAAGTCCGGGTTGAACAGAATGTCTTCAAAAGCTTCGGCAGTAATTTTTACGGTGTTTTCAGTTTTCATGTTATTCTCCTCAGTAGTTGATAAGATAATAGTACCACATCCTTGTGGCAAAGTAAACAACTTTTTATACTAAACCTTGACGTTGCGATTCTGTCGGCTCTACATCGGCTTTAGGCAGAACTGCATAGTTGCCTTGAAACACTACGTTTACTAGGGTTTTACCGTCTTCTTCCCACTCATCAGTGACAAGAACATTTTTATGCAGCGACAGATTAGTGGCTGAATTAGTAGAACTCACCGATTGGGTAATAACATTGTCAAGTGAATTCACATGTACCCACTTGCGCAGATAGCTTTCACTAGATTCAACGAATTTTTTCAAGCAGTGGATGTAATCACCAAAATCTTCACGGTAAATCTTATACCCAGATTTACCGTCATTACGATTAACTACTTTAACGATTACGCCACTGTGACCAACCCACTTACCACCAATTACTTTAACGTTTTCACCTACAACTAAATCTTTCATCGTGTTTCTCTCAGTTTGTTAATGTAGAGCCATTATATAACGGCTCTTTCATAAAGTAAATAGTTATCGGTGAGAAATTTCACACCCAACATCAACACCGAACATATACCCTGCATCCCAGCCCTTAGCCATCAAAGCCTTGGCAACCAGAACCATCGTTGGAGAGATTTTCGGGAGGATTTCCCGGTTGAACCACTCTTCAAAGTTTTCATCGAACTCAAACTCTTCCATTAGCCACGCCCCTTAGGTAAACTCAGTGGATCGGTATCTTCTGGACTTGGTGCTTCGCTTAGGCCTAGAGCATAACGTTGAGCATATTTAAGCATTAAAATATCTTTGGCACAGTCATGGATACTATCATGCGCGATAAACCCGTCGAGCGTACCCTTTGGAAGAGGGGTAGTTGTCAGTCCGCGGGTAAGAAGCAGTGATTCAATCGCGGTACGAATATCACGCTGATTCCAGAACTTACACGGCTCTTCTTTAAATGTATCAATTTCTTCTTCGGAAATTCCTTGGGCTCGTTGAACATCGCGAAGACAATCAACAAAAATTGGAAAGTCAAAGCTCTGTCCACGACACCAGCCAAAGGAATCCCATGGATGAATTCCATTATCAATCAGATATTGCTGGGCTTCTTTAATTCCAGCAATTACTGATAAATCGTCAGGCGTTGAGGCCAGGTTAGCACGGGCCTCAGCTGATTGTTTCTTCCACCACTCAAGAGTAGACTTACCAAACAACCGATGACCTTTCTGGGATTTAAGGTCAAACTTGATACGATGACCACGTTTAACCAATTCATCGAAGCTTTCCAGAACTTCAGGGTCAGAATCAAAGGTGATTAGAGCAAGGTCAATCACAGAAGAGCTTGACACATTTCCGAATGTTTCAAAATCAATAATAAAGTCTTTAGCCATTTTGAGCCTCTAGCATAAATTTAATTTCGCGTAACTGGCAACCAATATGTTCGCTCAGATACACCTTTGGGTCATATCCTGTGAACCAAGTAATAGCATTAGCATTATCTGCTATATCACGAAGCTCATTCAGAACTGTATCAATTTTAATGTTAATAGCACGCTTAACATTATCCGGCGCTTCAAACTTAGATTCTTGTAAGCCAACAATCATTGTTTGAAGGTCTTCTAATTTCAATTCAAACATATTACCTCACACATAGAATACATCATAACGACCACGAGTAGTACCAACATATAATAACTGCTGTGCGAGAGAAGCATCTGCCATATGAATGCATGGAGTATAAATGAAGCTTCTGTCAATTGAGATGCCCTGGGCCTTATGGAAAGTTGAAGCCGGTAATGCTTTCACTTTATGAAACTTACGCTTAGCATCCCAGAACTCAGACCAAGGAGCTTTACCTCCTTTATTCCAATTCTTATATGTATCTGCAGTTTTTGCCAAAAAGAATTGAAACTTATTCATTTCTTCTTCAGATGAGATGACACAGATTTTCTCTCTAGCGTACTCTTCATCGTCGCCATAGGTTTCAATATCTAATACCCAATGACGAACCAGATATTCACCTGGAACACCTCTGGCACCCAAAAACGATGTGGTTTCAACTGCATCTAATATGCGAACAAACTGACCATTATTGAAAAGAATTTCGCTGAATTTCTTTCCTTCAAATTTAAGTTCCTTGGTAAGAGGTTCTTGCATAACAACAATCTCGCCTACTACGAATGGTCGTTCAGTTTCGTATATTCTTCGTCTGATTATTTCATTCAATTTATCCACAGATTTATTAGTGAACGCAAGCATTCGGTTTTCAAATAAATCTTCTGGTGTTTTAACTAAATTAAAATAATTTAGCATAAAATCTTTAAGGGCAGTTCCTTTAGTAAAACCACGGACACCATGACCATCAACTACACAGTCACGAATCCATCCACCATTTCTGATTTCAGTAGCGACTTCAATGATTGGGGCATTACTCCTCATCACCTCGGTCAAATGAAGTTGTAAGAAATCTTTATGAGTGAAGAATGGACTCAGTGCAGGTTCATTACTTCCAGGTTCTACCGGACGTATCTGAGCCTTATCACCAATGGCAATGACAATACACCAGGCAGGAATAGTTGCCATCAAAATCTTAAACAGCTTACGGTCATACATTGAAGCTTCATCACAGATAAGAACTCGAATAGATGCCATATCCGGAACTTTCTTTTGTTCAAACAGAACGTTTTCTTCATATGTCGTCGGGTTGATTTTCAGAAGACTATGAATAGTACTGGCCTGCATTCCGCTGAGCTTAGATAAAACCTTTTTGGCCCCATGTGTAGGTGCTGCCAACGCAATGCCAGAGATACCCTGAGAAATCAAAGCATCAATGATAAATTTGGTTAAAGTTGTTTTACCTGTACCAGCAGGTCCATTAATCGTAATATGTTGACCTTTAGCTCCTTGTTTGACCATTTCAATGACTTTATTAAAAATCGCTTTTTGACTTTCTTTTAATTGGTCAAACGTAATCATGCCACTTTTACCCTCACTACATGTAGATTTTTAATTTTTGCTTTGAGTTTTTCACGCTCAACATCGCTAAGTGGTTCATACACTAGCTCAGTTGTTTTCCACCAAAGCATTCCTTTGGTTTTGCTTTTCCCAGTAAAATTACCTTTTGCTAATTTGTCTGTTAAAACCGACATTGTACGAATCCGTGCTTTATTGGCTGATTCTTCATTAGTGAAGACCACACATCGTTCTCCATCATACATATCAGTTGTGACTGGATGGTCAAATCCGTCTTTATCCTTATACGCTACTACATATCCATAGTGTTGCATTACATTTTACCTCTCAAAAGTTGGAAGAAGGACGCAGTCAATGGAAGACCTTTTTTCAATTTTAACTTATCTAGCATTGAGCATTTTTCTAACCGACGAAGTGAGCTAACAATTAGCCGTATTGATTGTACACGGATTTCAGCATCTGATGGACGATTCGGAACTGACGCTAAAATAGCAGATAACTTACGCTCAACTTTAGCTAATTCAGACTTACCACCACTGATACGAGTTCTCAACGCATTAATAAGTTCTAAATCAGCCGAGGTTGCAGTTCCGTTCTTTTCTTTTTGCACAAATTGAGAAAGATGATTTTCGCGATTACGTAAATTAGTTTTAATTGATGTAATAGTTTTTTCATACTCGCTAATCTTTTCCAAGCGAGACGCTTCTTTATCACTTGTAGGTTTAACAGAATCAGAAGAGCGAACTATGCGTGCCGCAATTTCATTCGCTTTTCGTTCAAGGCCTTCAATCGTATTATTTCCACGTAAGGTATTATACTTTTGCTTAACAGGAATAACATTCCCCATTACATATCCCAAGTCATTATTCCAGCGTTCAAGCGTCATGCTGTCAGGATGATTTCCTTTAACAGTTCCAAACTTTTCGCCTGAGTATGCGCAATGTGTCTGCTGCATGATGTTAAACAGATATTCTGGGGTGAGATTGAACTCCTTGTGCCGACGTTGAGCAGAACCTAAAGTTGTAATTAAACGAGTATAAACTTTAGCGGTTTCAGCAGTGAATTTCATTATGTTTTCCTCAAAAATGCTTTCGTCTTACGGACGGTATAATGGGTCTAGGTCCCTAGTTCTAGATAATCACTAGTTGACTAAGCTATAGTAACACTAAAGTAGTCCATAAGTAAACCAGATTTTTCAACTTTGTTATGACCCACCACTTTGAACTTAGTTCCCATCGGTAGCATCCTTTCTTGTTCTTTATCAATCATCTCGATGTCAGCGCTTCTGCGCTGAGCAATGTTATCAATCACATCATTTGGTCGCATGAATTCAGAATCTGGTGCAGTAATTAAAAGCGATTTCATGTTGGTATGATAATCAAATGATTGATGGCAATTATTGACTTCAATAACTACAAAGGTCGAGTAATGCCATTTGCCTGCAAACTCTCGGGCGATCGTTTCATCTGTTGTGAATGACGCCACCTTTCCAAAGTCAAATTGCTCTCCTTTAATAAGAGCTTCATAAAAGGCTTTAGCCTCACGGCATGATAGACCTCTATAGAGAGTGTCTCTGTTATCAATTTGATGGCGCCTAACGATAGAGTCAAGTTTCTTATGAAATTCTTCGCCAATCTTATTGTTCATGCACTGCCACAGAATTGACTGTTCTTTGCAGTCAAAACGATTAGCTAATGCTTCCCACACGCTTAAATCATATAAAGGTAATCCTTTGCTTTCTCGCGCGAAGTTAAGAACATCAATGGAACGAATGGGTTCTTCGATAGGAATAACCTTTGATAATTTTACTGAAATAGATGGGTTTAATGAAATAGCCATGATATTCTCCATTTTGGTTACGAGAGGTATCTTATCATGGCTTTTTGGAAGAGTAAACTACTTTGTGAAATTATTTTGCCCAGGGAGACCAGGGCGGCGGGTCAGACCAGATTGAAGCTAGTTCGTCTAGAAGAGCTTCTGGGGCTTTAATACCATACTTCTGTATAATTATACGGTATTCGTCTTTGATGTCCTTAGAAATCACTGGATGAACCTGAACCTCTTCCTGAGGCTCTTCCATCATTTCAAACAAATCCATCACATGAACCACTCAGTATTGCGATACAGACAACTACTGTTGTTATATCCATCAGCTGCTTTTTGTAACAGCGGGCTTGGAGCAAGTTTGATAAAATCTGCACCCATATATAACCAAACTAACTTAGTAAATTCTATTAGAGAATCTGTGCTATCAATGATAATCTTTTTGCCTCTTGAAATTATGTCATTTTCGTATTCATATAAGCTAGTTTCATGACATACATTGGTGTATCCTTTCAAGTGGAGAGCATGCAGTATAGAAACAGGACTTCCTGGAACTGTATCTACGTCAAAGACATGAGCAGTCTTAATAATGCCATAATCTTCAGAAGGACACCAACCAAACGCCTCGAATTTATTAATTAAGTCTTTGAAATCTTTGTCAAAGGTGCTGTATAGAGCAACAGTAAAAATTCTATCTTGGTCTAGACGCAAAGCTCCTTTTGCATCACTTCTTGATTGAACTGCACGTTGTAAACTTACTTTATAGATTTTTGCGTTTGCCACAAAGAGCTCCTTCAGTCATGTTATTGTCTTCAAACCATTTATCATTTGCTTTAATTAAAGCTGGAGCTGCTTTAAGCAATAACGCAGCAGCTCTTACACCTCTGTACCAACAATCAAAATGAGACTTCTTTAATGGCGATTGATACCAGGGCTTAGTATAACATATCATTTTCTTCTCCTCAGTTAGTAGGAATAATATACTATTCCCAGTATAGCATAAAAGGACTCCCGGAGGAGTCCTTAATTTTTATACTTCTGCACTAGCTTCAAACATTTTAGCGTTAGTGGTTGCCCAAGTTGCAGCATCATCAACTACTGTTGAATAAGCAGCTTTTTCAGATGGGAAAATCTGATACTGTGCGTTAGCAATGCGATGTGAATCAGAATACACCTTAAAAGCTACAGATACTTCAGTACCTTTAACTTCGCCATCAGCAGTGGTATGGTCAAAAGTTTTGATATTTACGTAAGCCATTTTAATCTCCTATTTAGTTTACAGGAGTATTTATATAGCTGCTGTAAGTGCCTTTAATATTTCTTTATCAATTTCTCGAGTGATTTCTTCTCGAAGGGCCAATACTAAGGCCCTTTCTTTTTGTTTTCTGATAATTTTTAAACGACGCTTAGATATTCTTTTGGCCATCAGTAACCACTGTCTTGACGAGCAAAGTTCTCGGCGTTTTTCAGATAATACAGCTTAAAGATTTCTTCAGAATCCAGACCAAGCGCCATAAACATATTCAGAACAAAGTGCAGGATATCAATCATTTCAAACTTGATTTCAAGCTGGTCTTTGTCAGACAGGTCTTTGATATAAGTTTCCTGCATCTTGACGTGGTCAGCTTTCCATGGTTTCCACACAGCACTAGCTGCCTTTTCACCATTACTCATACCGCCAAGAGATGTCAGAAGTTCGCGGAATTCGTCATCAATGTAATCTTTTTGGTTACGCAGCCACTGCACGATATCACCGGCTTGAGCTAATTCGTCAGGATGCATGTTAGTGCCAGGCTTATCATTTGCTAGACGAACCTGAAGAGATTTTTGCATATCAAGCATTACTTGCAGAGGGTCACCACCAACTTTGCGTACGATACCTGCGTATCGAGCTTCAGCTTTATCTGCACCAGCGATCAGTTGACTACATTCGTTAAAGTGTGCCATTATTTTATTCCTTTCAATTAAATTAGATAAATATTATATCACTTAACATAAATAGCAGGAGGATTCATGTCTGAAGTGAAACAAGAATGTAAAGACAAGGGAGGATTTGGAAGATATCTTTACGTCGGAATCGCCACTGCTGCTTTAGCTGCATGGAATTATGTGGTAGTTCCATTAGCTAGCACACACGGGCTAGTTCTTCCTCCAATGCCGTTAGAAAAAGTTGTGTCGTTTATTATGACTGGAGGATTGCTTTAATTTAAGGGGCTTTGGCCCCTATACCTTCGCATATTTGTCAAGACGTAATTTAGCCATTAAACCTTGCGATATATTTTGATTAATATAATCCGTTATTTCAGAAGCAGTTGCCCCCTCTTTCATAATCATATCATTTATATCTTTGCTTTTCCAAGGCGACTTATCCCAGAAAACTACCTTTTCACCAGCATCTACTAAACGTTTCATACGCTTAATTGTATCGGGATGACGAGGTTCATGGTCCATAATCCACGCTCGGTTATCATGGCATGGAACTTGAGCTAAATCTAAAGACCCGCCAGTGATTGCAATAGCGTTATCAATGAACAACGAATCTATTGGTCCTTCCATGACGAATACGAGTTTTGACTCATCAATAGTGTCGAGACCATAAATTTTGGTCGCGTGTTCGTGGGCTTTGATTGTGATGTATTTTTGTGGAGCATTCTTTCGTAGTGCTCGTCCTTGAAACGACTCAATCTCTCCTTTCTTGTTGAAGATAGGAATAACCAAACGTGGTTCGTTCGTCTCATTCTTATAGGTTCCTGGATTAACGGAGTTAACAAGAGAAGGCCATTGGTTAGTAAACCATAACCTTTTCCAAGAAGTGCTTGGAATACATCTGGCAGTCACGTATTTAACTATCGGATGTTCCTTAGGAAGTCTATCTAATCTCTCGCAGAAATTAAGTTTTTCTATTACGGGGAGTTTTGCATTAATTTTCTCAGACGGTTCTACAGCCTTTGGCTTATCAAAGACCTGCTCCTTTCTTTTCTCAAGAAGATACTCTCGATAGAGGTCGGGTTCATTATCTTTAAGATACTGCGATAGCCACTTGTTATACTCACAGTTGAAGCAATGACAGCGTAATCCTTGACCTGCATCAAAAATCCAGAATCGGGCTTTATTGATATCTTTCTGTGAGTCACCACAAATTGGGCAACGACAGTTTAACTTGAATGTTGAAGATGTAGTAACGTGTCTAAATTTAGGTAGGTGAGATATTGCGCGAATTGCATACTCGTTATCAACCCAAGACATAATATTTCCTCTGGCCTTAAACTAATAAGGCCATTTTATCACTTTTTCTTGGCAGCGTCTTTATCCGCTTTTCGTTTCTTTGGAAGGGTTTCGGGTCCTTTATTGACGATGTCCCCGGAAGTGGTACCTGATGCAATATTCTGTGGATTGTCGCCAGCATCACCTGCGACCATTTCAGTAACAAACTCTTTGTATGTTTTCATAGAGCCTCCTACTATTTATTCATGCGTAATACGTAAGCATTTATAAGTAGGATACAGAGTCGGAGACATTGATTTTGGATTGTCTTTGATAAGCATAAACTGCTTGCCTGTATCTTCACACTTTTGCTTAATCACGGCTTCATCTTTACCAGTGAATGCCATCTTTTCGGTAGACATTCCGCCTGAACCCGTAGATAGCGCCATTACTAAAACGTATGTAATCATCCTAAAATCCACTTAACAATGCTGAAGTTATCAAACTGGGCATCACAGTAAAGAACATAGTTCAGCTTAAGTGCTGCGCCGTCGTCTTTAAGTTCTGCTTGCACTTCTGATTGTTTACTTGGGTCTACGTTTTCCACGATATGACCAACATCTGCACGAATCTGCTGAGCTACTTCAGACTCATCAGCAGTCATTGACCACTCACACAAGTCTTTGTCATAGTTGGCCATAGCAGGAACTGCAGAGCAGCTTGATACGGCGAATACTAAAGCAAGTACAATCTTTTTCATTTTGTTTTCCTCTACTCGTTTTGTTTCAGTAAGGCCATAGTATCATGGCCTTTGTGGAAAGTAAACTACCTTTTGAACAATTTTTTCAACAAAATGTCAGAGGTCAGATTCTTGGTGGGTAGATATGTTGCCGAGTTGACCCAGATGCCATCGCTGTTATACACCTTGACCTCTCCATAGTCGCATACAGATAGGTCTGCTTTGTTATATGCCTCAATGCCTCGATGAACGGTATCTGTGGCTGTTACAACAAAAGAGTGACCTGACTGGTCACGGACCGCGCTAAACACAAAAATCATAAAATTTACCTAGAATTTTAACTCTTCTGCCAGAGCATCAAGCTTAGAACGTGATACTCGTTCCTGACGATTAGATTCGGCTACACGGTTCTGTGCACCGGCACCTTCTCGGACGGTATTGCTTGGATTAGGCTTAGTTGGGTCGTTTTGCTGCTCAATTTCTACCCAGCGTTGATTAGCCTTATGCACACCCATAAAGAACTTATTGTTGATGTTCTTATCGCCATAACGTGATTTAATCTGCTTAATTAACTGTTGCTTCATCTGAGCAAGTTCAGGGGTTTCAATCACAGCTAACATAAAGTCTGCCGTAGCAGGTAGACCCGCAGATTCTGCAATATCACTCATGTCCATATCAGAAGCATCCCAAGCTGAACGACCTACCTGAGCCGCGGTCCAAAGAACAGTTTCAGATTCTACAGCCAATGCGCGAAGTTCTTCTGCGATAGCTTTAACTAACGTGTAACTGTTTTCAGTATATTGACGAATACGACAAGAAGCACAAATACCAAGATAGTCAATGATGATAACAGTCGGTTTAAAGTTCTTCTTGAGTTTCAATTCATTTAGAAGAGCTCGGAATGTATTAGCGTTAGCACCGCCAGTCGGATACTGTTTAATGATTAAACGACCAAGAGTACTAGAACTACGCCATTTTTCCATTTTGCCTTTATATTCGGCGTATGATACACAACCATCGTCAATATCATCAAGTGATACATCGAGCAAATTAGCATCAATACGTTTAGCACAAACTTCTTCGGCCATTTCCATAGAAATATAAAGGACGTTATGCCCCATCTGAAGATAGTCTGCAGCCAATGAACACAATCCTAACGATTTACCAACGTTGACGCCAGCCATCAATACGTTCAGTGTACCAGTCTCGGCACCACCTTTAGTAATTTTGTTCAGAATGCTAAGTTTAAACGGAACTTTACGAGCTTTATTCTGGTATGATAACCAACGAGCTTCGTAATCTTCCATCCAATCATGACCAATATAGCTATCAAACGATACTGATAACGCTTCGCGCATGATATCAGGAATAGCCCCAATATCAGGAAGACGCTTATCTCGCTTATTTGGCTCAAGCTGGGCATTAGTCTGAATTTCAATAATTCGAGACGTTGCGTTGTACATAGCCTTTTCTTGAACGTACTTCTCTGTTTCCTTAACTAACCAATTCAAATCTTCAGGAGCATCAGATAACTTATCAATAAGTTTCTTTGCGCCTTCATGTTCCGTTTCAGTTATAGACGAATTATCCAGTGCTACACACAACGCAGTCTTTGAAGGAATTGCTGTATATTCATTAACATGCTTCTTAATTATGTTAAACACCGTCTGAGCAGGTCCTTGCTCGAAGTACTCTTTGTCCATATATGGCCAAACCTTCGTAAAGAAAGCCTGGTTGTAAATCAGATTAGCTAAGATTGTTTCTACCACTTTAACCTCTTAAAAGATTTTCCATAATGATTTTTTCTTGGTCTTTAATGCACTCTGGATTTGTTGTTTAACGCAAGCTTCCACATGAGGATAAAGTTCATCCTTATGAGCTTCAGATGGAGTACTAAACTCAATAGTTACTTCCCCCAAAGGAGAAATATTTAATTTATGAACATAAACCAAGTGTGATTGACCATTTAATTTTATCACAATTTCTTGGATAACAGTCTTCATAGCTTCTTGGATTATTTCATGGCTTTTCTTGAACACTCGTTCTTGACGCTCGAAGTCTCCCTCTTCCGAGGGAGATTCTTGTTCAAATTTCTCGAGTTCAGATTCTAAATCAAACTCAGTCTTCATTCATGAAGTTCTCTAATTCATCTTCAACTTCAGCAGCTGATACTGAACCACTCTCAGGGAGTTTAACACCATCAACCTTAGTTGAAACTTTTGAGTTAATCATTTCTGCTACCGCTTCATCAACCGCAGCGTTTGAATCAATAGCACCCAACTGATAGCGAGCTTTGATAGCGTCACGGAATGGCTCATGCTTAAACAGAGGACCCCAAAATTCTGTACTGCTCGTATCTTTTGCCCGCCAGGATTTTTCTTCACGAATCATCTCACCGGTTTCAACGTCCAGGAATTCTCGTGCGTACCATCCATTTTTCGGTTTAACAACAAACCCGATATCCAGAGCCATATCAAGCAGACCACTATATGGATCGATACCGCCATCGAATTTAACATCGATGAAGAACTTACTTTTCTCTTTGACAGTACGTGATTTCTCAGCGTTCAGGACAAACTGATATCCTTCAAGCTCAGTACCATCTTTAATTTGACGTTTACCGATGATGAACACAGTATCCGCAGAATACATAGGACCTGTACCACCAGTCATTACCGTCTTACTGAACATCTCGATAGTCTCGATTGTGTGGTTAACCGCGACACAAGGAATGTTCTTAATAGAGAAGTAAGGAGTTACGATACGGAAGAGAGACTTCAGACTTTTCGCACGAGTCATATCTGCGACAGATTTCTCGTTCAGAGCATCTTCGGTTTCCTTTTTAGACGCCATGTTACCAATAGAGTCGATAAACACGATGACTTTTTCACCACGCTCAATAGCTTCAAGCTGGTTAACCATATCGATTTTTAATTGTTCAACCGACTGAACCGGTGTATGAATTACGCGGTCAGGGTCAACACCCATAGATTTCAGATAAGCTGGAGTGATACCAAATTCTGAATCATAGAACAAGCAGACTGCATCAGGATACTTATTAAGATAAGCACTAACCATTGTCAGAGACATGTTAGATTTGAAGTGTTTAGATGGACCTGCGAAGATAGTCAACCCGGACTGCATACCACCATCCAACGCTCCACTGATTGCGATATTAAGCATCGGAATTTTAGTTCTAACTACATCTTTCTCGTTAAAGAATTTTGATTTAGTCAGTTCTGCTGTCATTTTAGAAGTGGATGCTTTAATCAGGCGAGATTTTAAGTCAGACATTCATTATATTCCATAAGTCTCCATTATATTTTTCTCACAGGTTAAAGGATAGAGTAATTATATTACTTTGTTCTTGAAGCTATTAACAGAAGTTCCATTTCTTCTTGGTGTTATAAACCACTGTTTCCATATCTATTTCATAGTGTATTTTACATCCAACGCACATGCCATGCCACCAGCAATGCATTCCATCTGAGCCAGTAGTTCCTTCATGAACAAACTCATCAGATTTACATACGAAGCATCTGAATTCTTCAGCCTTGAATATGTTACCAGCTACATCAGATTTATTATAGATGTTCATAAGAGGTCCTTGGAGGGCTTTCGCCCTCACAGATATGGTTCTACCTTACCAAATTCATGGAAGGCCTGGGATTTCACTCGAGTGTTAATACACATACGAATTGATTTCAGAGGTTCATTATCACCGAATAAACCACGTCTTTCACCGTCTTTAGATTTCCAGCGAGCTTGATTTGGGAAAGCAGCATGCAGCTGTTCAAGGGCTCTATTCTGACGAGCAGTATCACGCTGAGTAGAGCAACCGCCAGGAGACTGCACTTTGCCGGATTTAACGAGATACTTAAACAGAGCCAGATGAGGATGACCCATGTTAATTAATTTTAGAAAAGCATAAGCATCTTCGTTAAGGTCAATAACTCCGTAACCAATATCTTCTGCTGTAAGTTTAGTCAAATCATAGAAAGTATTGGTGAACCCAAAACTATTCTCGCGATAATGACCCCAGCTTGATGTAATTTTGAAAATCGGCAAGCGAGCATGACCATGATAATAACCACAATCCATAGCAGTCTCGACATATTTGACCATATCATCAAATACTTCTTGGCTCATTGCCTCGCCGACACCAAGCGGAACACGGCGATCGTCGCGTTCGCGGATTTCAGTCAGATGAATGGTCGTATCATCATCAAGCATCCAAATTCGTTGCCCTGCATACATTTCAGTAATCAGACGGCGAGTACCAGCGATTCCATCAACATCATCGGGAATAGTAACAATTTTAGCAGCATGACCATGCCAGGTTTCGTATGCTTCTTTTTCTGATTCACGTACTACAAGATGTGGAACATAACCTTCAGGAAACATAGTCAGGGCAGTAACTGCCCCGGCGCGCTTATAACTTGGAATTACAAACTGAATCATTTCCATTCACCTTTATAGTCTTTCTTTGCGATATGAGTTTCACCTGTATAAGCATAGTTATCTACAAGATAGAAATGACGCTCATACACGTGCAAAGACCCGACATTCCAAATAATGTCACCAACTGAATAATTTTTACCTGATGCATTCAGAAGTTTGGTTAACTGTTCCAGAACATAGAGCTGCCATGCATAGTCATTACGATATCCAAAGACGACATCATTCGAACGCATGTTTACCACAGCGTGAACTTTATTATCGCGAATAAGATACTGAACATTGTTAGTACACATGAAATCACTCATACCATCACGCTCAAAATCATACTGCATTTGAGGTCGTGTATAAATCATAATTCCGCGGCGAGAATCAGGATTACTGATAAGTTCTTTTGCACAGTTAGCAAACTGCGAATAGTTTTGTGATGACCAAACTGCCCAGCCATAGTTAGAATTAATCTCACCATGTTTGGATGCAATTGCTTTCCAAATAGCTGGGGTTTCACCTGGAATATCTTTAACGAATAAACTTTGAGATTTATACCACTCAAGTTCCCGAGCAATATATCCATCATTAACTGCGCCAAAAATTAGGTTTTCATCTGCAATAAATGATGCACCTACGATTTCAATAGTCTTCACACCCGTCTTATCAATCACAAATTCTTTGTTGAGCAAAGCATCAGCGAATTCTTGACGGATATCTTGTACTGTCATTGGAGTTACAATCATGAGACCTCTTATTTAACTTGCTGGATAATAATTGTATTCTGCTGTGCGTTAGAAGCAGACCAAATCAGCGCAATTAACCAACCGATAATGGACCAACCGAATACTAGATTTGTGATAAAGATTCCACCCCGTGATTTATGCTTACGACTGCAAGCTACAAAGGTCGGCAAAAAATAGATGAAGAAAAGAATGATTAAACCAAATACTGCTTCCATGTTAATCTCCTCAGTTAGACATGCATTTGTTGTAGATGTGATTTTGGAGAGATTTTAACTGCTCCATACGTTGTTTATGCTCATTATAACTCAATCCGCCGTTAGCAAAATCAGTTAAACGAATCTGGTCATTCACTGCTGCCGCTTGAGCAGTGCATGTACGTTCTTTTTGAGTTTTACGCAGACGCTTAATTTCTTCCAGCTCATGCTTATTCTGCTCAATCATGTCGAGTTCCATCGCAGACAACTGACGATTAGGATTAGCTTTTTCTTTCGCCAACCGACGCTCAACCGCGAGTGATTCAGCAGAGACCTGGTTGCTAGCACGATAGTATCCTACAGTACCGCCAATTGCTCGCACCTGTCCAACAGAAGAAGCCGGGACGATATCACCTTGTGGCATTTGACAACCAGTCAGCGTGAGAGCAACAATAACAGCAAGTAACGATTTCATTGTAATCTCCTCAGTATGTTATTTCGAGAACCATGGTACCACATCCTTGTGGTAAAGTAAACAACTTTTTAAAAGTCAAACATATCAAGAAGAGACGATTTCTCTTCGTAGTCTAACCCTGCCGCTTCAGACATACCCGTCAGAGGTTTAACGAACGATTTTTGGAACAGAACACTATGGTCAAGCCACACTAGAACTTCCTGCCGGATTTCTTGTGGCAGCTCAGTGCCCGATGGCCATGCCATGCATTTCTCACCGTACGGGTTACCTTCACGCAGCGGGATGACCATCACCTTCTCGCCTTCCATGATTGGTGTTATACCTTCAAATCCTGCGGTTGCTCGGTTATATGCCAAAGCGCCTTTAACGTGATACGGCGTACCTTTATCTGGATATCCTGCACCATCATCATACTTACCGATGTTGTTGGCAGTCTTAACCTCTGCGATTACTTTATAATCAAGTTCACGATATTCAGACTCAAACTGCTTATAATATTGCTGTAAAGATTCTTCACCTTCCTGCAGCATACGACGAATAGATTCTTCCAATGCGTTTTGTACAGCAGTTGGTGTAGAACTTTGCTGTGTTTCCATACCCATGATTTTCAGGTGTGGTTCTGCATAACGAGTACCTTCCATATCATAAACGTTCAGAGCATATCGTTTCTTCGCTTTCCAAAATCCACCAATGCCGTTTGAACCCAACGGAGGACAAGAAATAGCTTCACGGTCCATGAACATTAAATGTTCTTTGTTGTTCATGTATTCACACATCTCACGATATGATTGGTCAATCCAAGGTTCCATTTTCTTCTTACCGAATTGGTTCAGGAATTCGACCAAATCGTTAGTTTCTTTGAAACGCTCAAGACCTACCTTCTCGATAACCTTATCAACACAAACGTAAATTGAGTCAGTATCACCAGCTACTACAAATGAATGACCTTCGGTGCCACATACCTTGTTGAGATATTCATTAACTTTACGTTCAATCCATTGAATTGCCATTTGACCAAACAACGTGATTGCTGATGCGTTACGCAAATCATAATAACGGAAGTAAATGTTACCCAATGCACCATAAAGGGAGTTGATCAGAATCTTACGGTTTAACTGGTTAGTGTTACCCAAGATTTCAGCGTGTTTACATTCAAACATCAGTTTGTCAAGACACTCTTCGGTATATGTCAGCAGTTCTGCTTTCATATCATCAGAGAAATCTTCATAGACATTAACTTCTGCGAATTTATCGATAGTTCCAAACTTCTTATCATTCAGAACCTTTTTAATCAGTTCTTGATTTCGTTTGGCACCCATCATTTTATTTTTCCACTCTTTACGCTGATAAAATACCTTCGCGATTTCAACTGGAATGACACCATCTACATCTTTACGATACATCCAACCATTTGGTGAACATGAATATTCGTCAGACGGACGAGGAGCAGTCTTGTTAATGTACTCACCCAACGGATGAAGTTTAAACTGTCCAACGATGGTTTCTGGTGAAATATTAACTTGTCGGATGATTGACGGATACAGAGATGTCAAGTCAAACGACATGATATAGCGATATGCAGCAGGAACTGGTTCCTTAACATACGCACCAGGATATGACTGTTTAACATGAGAACGACTTTGCGGAATAACCTTGTCTTGTTCTTTCAGACTGTTAAAGATGATTGCGTCCCAGGTTTTAATTGGACTCATTACACCTTGATACGGCATCTTCGCATAATAAGACATCGAGATAGCCAGGTCAATAAATCCGCGAACAGCATCAATCGCTTGTACTGATTCAACGTCGATGATGTTATACGAAATATACCGTTGGTGGTTAGTTTCACGCAATTTATTGATCGGACCATCATATGCTAATTTACCTTTCTTGGTTTCATAATAAGCAATGAAATCCAACTTATACGTCGGTTGGTTCGTGAAACTAAATTTCTTATACAAATCCATATAATCAAGAATAGTCACACCCATGATAGAATAAATTTCTTTATCACCATACATGTTTGTGATAATCTTAGATGAAACTTTATTCAGAGGAGAGAACCGTTTCATCGTACGCTCACCAAGAATCTGTTTCACACGATTCATGATGTACGGAATATCAAATCCTTCAATGTTCCATCCAGTAAAGATTGCTGGGCATTTCTGTTCCCAAAGATTGATGTACTCAAGCATCATTTCTTTTTCTGAATTGAACGGCATATATACTACGCGGTCAAGAATATGTTGTGGAACTTCATCACCGCCTTCAGAATCTAAACGAGCAGCGAGTTTCTTGTCCCACTCTGAAACGGAACCATAAAGCGAATGCAGTAAATCAAACACATAGAACTTATCATCAACTGAATCATAGTGAGTGATAGCATCAATTTCGTATTCTGCTTTCATCGGGTCTGGGAATTGGGATGCCGTAACCTCGATGTCACAGTTCGCAATTCGAATGAATTTTTTATTGTATACGATTTCTGAACCGTAAGTATCGCTGATATAAGCAAGTTTGAAATCATCCATACCCATTGCTTCCATTCCCATATCTTCCATACGACGCATCCAATCACGTGCATCTTTCATAGTTGGGAATGTATTCTTCTTGCAATACTTGCCATAGATGTCTTTGTACTTTGTTTCTTCCATGCAATGACTAAACATAACAGGAGAATACGGAACACGACGCATGCGTTCCTCACCAGTAGAATCGATATAACGTTCTACAATGTCATTGCCTAGAGATTCAACGCTAATATAAAATTCTTTCATGGGTTTCCTTTGTTTATAGACCGAGTTATTAGTCTTTAGGTGGGATAATTATACTCCGATTTTTATAAAGTAAAAGGGCCGAAGCCCTTTTTCTTACGCGCCGATTGTGTACTTAGATTTTAAAGTCCATTCATGCTTCTGTTTGAATGTAATTACCCGGAAGTTATTCTGCATCTGGGCAAGAGTTTGACCACGATTAATACTCAGTAGACCCCAGTCAGCGAGCAGTTGTGCGATTGAGTCTCGACGAATTTCATCTTCCAAATCAATAGTAACAGGGCGACCATCAAGCTTCAACATTTCTTTAAAATGAACGATATAGTAACGACCTTGTTTCTGAAGAATGTGGCAGCTTTGATATAGTACCTTATCTTTGTTATTAGCAATTCCCATACGAGTCAGAGTTTCTTTTACTTTCAGGAAGTCTTCAGGCTGTTTCAGTGTAATTTCAATCATCTTTACCATTCCAATGCTGTTTTCTTAAGATTTTTCTGTTCTTTCACGTTTTTCGTGATTGTCTTGACCAATTCATCAGTCACAAGACCTTTCATTTTCTTGAGAGCAGGTTTAAGCTTGTTTTTAGCTTCCAGGGTCTCTCTATACATCCTAGCATCAATCGCATTGACCTTGTAATATGTCATTATAACTTGAAGAATCAATGCATCCTGGATGTTTTCTGTTAACTTAGCCCATTTACCATATCGACGACCTCTAGGAACAGAGGCCATCATATAGTTATAGTGTGCTTGGTCAGATAGTCCTTGACCAACAAGGTTCATAACATAAACCGCAGGCATGCAGTCAGCGTGCTGAGAAAGAGCGTTTTCAACCATGAATTTTGAATAATCCATTGTCGAGATATTCAAATGCTCTTGCTTTTCGTTAATAGACCCAATAATTGTGAAGAATTGATTTTCTGCTTTTTCTTTATATGAATCAGATAATTCCTGGACTTTCGTCCAGTCTTTACCTAACCACGCTATTTGGTGCTCGTTATACTGATCATCATCTTCAAATAAACTCATCATTTCCACTGCATCTCTACAACAAGTTGAATAAGCATATAAACCAAATGTAATTCAATCGAAGCTGCTATGCCATGATACTGGTTATTTTCACCGATGATTTCATACATTCGGATAATGCTTGGGCCAGTAACCATTGTATACAGCTCAGAAGAAAGTTTATCTACAAACCAAGTATAGTCTGCTGCATATTTCGGAGCAAGAGCACGGAGTTCTTTGATGTTCTTAGTTTTAATAGCTTCGATGACATCTTCAATTGAACCACGGTCATTCAGAACGATAGACAAGATACCTGCATCAATCACACCCTTAGAAGAATAATGATCAAGCATGTTAATGGTCTTACGGAATTCTGGAAAATTCTTTTTGACCAAAGCAGCTACAACTTTCTTATCTTCAACTACCACACCTTCATTTTCACAAATCGCGAGACAACGTTTGAGCATCTCGATTTGCATTGGCTTAACATCAGATGGAGATGGTTTACCAAAATTAATTACACGGCAACGAGACTGAAGAGGTTTAATGATACCATCAAGGTTGTTTGCAGTAATGATAATAGTACAGTTTGTGCTATACGCTTCCATGAATGAACGCAGATGCCGTTGAGATTCTGCAAGACCTGCTCGGTCGAATTCATCAATCACGATAATTTTCTGCTTACCTGCAATGGATGCAGAACTTGCGAATGCAGTTAACGGTCCACGAACGAAATCAATTTTACAATCAGAACCATTCACGAACATCATTTCAGCATTAATGTCATTACATAATGCTTTAGCTACTGTGGTCTTACCGGTGCCAGGAGAAGTACTATGGAGAATTAAATGAGGAATTTTTCCTTTAGCTACTAAAGCCGAAAAAATTTCTTTATCTTCAGCAGGCAATACACACTCAGAAATAGTACCTGGACGATATTTCTGTTCCCACATAAAGTCTGCTTCGTTTACTGTCAATTTCATTTATATTTCCTCATTCAGATTAAAGATGGGGCCGAAGCCCCGAAGTTATTACTCAAAGTCAAAGGTACTATCTGCTTCCATTGCTACCACATAAGAGGCTGATGCACCTTCAAATTTTGCTGCAGTCTGTTTCTTAGAGCCGTTCATTTTTGCCCACAGCATCAGTTTATAATCGCCGATAGTCATTTTCATATTGCTCATGTTGATGATAAAGTTGAAGTTACCCTCACCTTCATAATCACCGAGTGTCAGGGAATACTTCGGACGGGTCAGTGCAGCGTCTTCTACTTTATTATAACCGCGCAGAACAATTTTACCATCAACATTGGTGATAGCAATTGTGTCAATCTGCATGCCACGAGATACTCGCATCAGCTGTTGCAGGTCTTCACCTTTAAAATCGATAATTACGTTTGCCACCGGGAATGGGATTGGTTTAGTCGGGAACACGATTGTGCTCGGGTCAGCTGCTGGCCAGAAGATAGTTGAGCGAGCATCTTTAATTGCCAGATTACCATCTTCCTGCATGATAATATCTGCATCGTCACCAACCAGAGACAGAATGCTAAGGAAACTGTTTAGGTCATAAATTGCTACATCAGTATCGATAGTATCAGAGATTGTGGCTTCAGCATAAGTCGTACCGTTAACAGCACGAGTCATGATAAAATTGCCAGGTTTCAGCATGATACCAGAGTTGATGGTGGAGAAGTTTTTCAGAATGTTCAGAGTTTCTTTAGAGAATTTCATTTCAATACCTTTTAATTAAGTTCAGGATAATTATATCAAGCTGCGAATGTAGCAGTTAATTCTTCTGCAACAATCTGACCTGCCGCAACGAGTTGCTCATCAGCATCTACGCAGTAATCATTTTCTAGACGTTCGCCACCATGACGGTCAGTAACAATTTTAGCACCAGCCTTGATTGATTCGTTGTAATGCTTACGCATCAATTCAATCCATTTTTCTGCAACTTCGTCGTCAATAGATTTATAGAAAGCAAAGCGAGCTTCAGAATCTTTAATCTTATCTTTAATAGCTGCTTTAGTTTCTTCAGTTAGAGCCAGAACCCAAGATTTACGAATACGATTTTGGTTATTCGGGTTGGAATCTGCACGTACGTTTTTAACCTGGATATCTTTCACATCAACAAAATTAATCATTATATTTACCTTAATCGTAATAATCTTCAACCATCCAACCGGGATTCCTGCTGGACATGACTCTATTATATTCATTTCCTGTAAAAGCATCTCGTAACATTTCTTCTGTTACTAAGTGCTTTTCATCAGAAAACAAATTAGTTAACACATACCGCTTTACTTCAGGAAAGGCCAGCAGATGCTGGCCAGTTGTAAACTCATTCATTCCATCACCGTAAATCGTCCTACTTTCTTCATTTGAAGATGTTGGCCGTATGCCTGTGGGTCATGGTCACGGTGAGAAATAATAAACACATTAGCATCTACCATCTTATTAAGAATAGCAGTTATTGCCTTAACACCTTCTGCGTCGGTAGCCGAGTCGTAGACCTCGTCAAGGAACAGACAGTTTATTTTAACACCAGAAACCTTTTCAGCAATATCACGCCACGTGAATAGTAATGCTATATCGATTCGAGCTTTTTCACCTTGACTAAACGAGGCATAACTAAACTCTTCTCGTCCGCGAGATTTAATCGTTTCAGAGAACTCTTCGTTCAGTGTGAACGAATAATCAGCTTCCATAATTTTTAGGTAGCTATTAATTTGCTTATTGAACATCGGGATGTACTTCTTGATGATAGCTCCTTTAATACCGGAGTCTTTCAGCATTTCAGTTAAAATACCACGACGATATTTTTCCATAACCAAATTAGTTTTGACGAGGATAATTTTATCTAATTCTTCTTGTAGCAGTTCAATCTTGTCAGAGTTATCAATGAACTCCTGTGATGCTTTATCAATTGCTGCTTTAATACGACGTGCTTTATCAACTGCAGTTAAAGTCATCTGCTTCAAATTACTCATTTGATTTTTGATGTCTCTTGCACGCGTACGAATAGTATTATACTCGCGAGCTAGTTCATCCAGTTCACTCTGGCGCGTCTTTAACTCGCCAAGAATGGTATTACATTCTTCAACATGATGATTAATCTTAGTGATTAGAGTGTCATTAGAATGCAAATCCTGTAAGCACGTTGGGCAATGACCACCTTTATCATACAACCCAAGAACCTTTGAGTATGATTCAATTTTAGAACGAATCTTAAAGGTTTTACCTTGAACTTCTTGAATTGACTCTGCTGGGTCATCACCAATCACAAGTTCAAGCAGTTCGCTTTGAAGAGTTTCTAATTCTGCTTTATATCCTCGTGCCTCTTTCACTTGCTCATCATACATCGCCTGCAGGCGAGCTACGTTATCACCAGAAAGTTTCTTCTGCTTTTCTGCGTACTCATGATGAGTTTTAATTTCATTGGTTAATGCTTCACGACGAACATCATTAACTTGAATTTGCTGGTTAATTTCTCTGATTTGGGTTTTATTCAGTTTGTCCATATCAGCCAGGAGAGACACCTCAAGCAAGTCTTCAACGAGCTTACGTCTATTCCCAGTGGACAATCCCATGAATGGAGTATATCCAGCAGTTCCTAGCACAACAATTTGCTTAAATGATGAGTATGACATTCCGATGAGGCTTTCAAAGTATGATTGGAAATCCTTTGAACTTGCAGCCTCATCAAGCTTGTTTCCATCTCGTAAAATTTCAAAGACGTTTGGTTTCTGTCCGCGCTTTATGTAGAAACTATGGCCGTCATACTCCATCCATAATTCTACTACAGAGTCCTTCTTATTAAAGGAGTTAATTAATTGACCTTTCTTAATATCGCGAAATGGCTTTCCAAATAGAGCAAAGGTGATGGCTTCAAGCATAGTACTTTTACCTCCACCATTCTTACCCGTGATTAAGGTCTTTTGGCATTTATCAAGTTGAATGTCAATAGCCGCCTGACCAACTGACATTATATTCTTATATTTGACACGATTTAGTTTAAAAGTCTTCACTGATTTTGTGCCTCAATATATAACTGTTTAGACATAACTTTTAAGGCCTTGATGTCATCTTTGGACAGGTCTTCAAGTGCTTGGATATATTCTTCCATTAAATCCAATAAGCTTTTAACTTCTACTTCTTCACCGTCTTCAGACTCGACCGAGTTATCTACCTTAGAAACAGTTCTTAATTCATGTACTACTTTTTCGAGTTCGGATTCAAACTTTGGAAGATTTTCATCTACTGCAGTAACAATAATTCGCACTGCAAGATTTCTGAATTCTTCAAAATCAACTTGCCCTGTGACAGGATAAATCAATTTTCTATGCCAGGTGATTTCATTAGGGACGAAATCAAAGGTTGATAATCCAGTGTCTTGAACCCAGAATCCGCGTGGGTCGTTCTCATCACCCGCAGTAAGCGTCCAAGGCGTTCCGATGTACTTAACGTTTGCTGCGCTTGAGATGGTGTGGAAGTGTCCAGACCAAACTTGCTTGTACTTTTTGAGGAAATCTGGTTCCAACCCATGAGATTTCATACCTTTATAAAAATAGAAGCCATTAAGCTCCCAGTGACCAATGCAGTATTCAGCAGACGATTCTTTGATATGCTTCATAATTTCTGATGCGTTCTCTTCACACATCCATGGGCACAAGTCAATCAAAGTCCCATCAAAATCCATAGTCGTAGGTTTATCAATCACCGTGATATGGTCATACTTACCAAGAATTTCAGTTGATGCATTGGGTGTCAACGTATTCTTGTAGTGCATATCATGGTTGCCTACAATAGTGATTAAATTAATTCCTTCTCCTTCAAGGGATTCAGCAATTTCACGAGCAAATTCCATTGTCTTATGAGTAATGGCTTTACGAACGTCAAAAATATCACCATACTGAATCCAAGTAGTGATTTCATTTTCTTTTGAATATTCAATCGCCTGTTGAATTCCATGACGTTGAACGTCTTGAACCCACGGGTCATCGTTGCGGACACCTAAGTGCCAATCGCCAGTATGTAGAATTTTCATATAACCTCTCTAGTAGAGTTTAATTTTATATTATCCCATGAATAGCAAAAAGGGCCCGAAGGCCCTTACTTATTTTGTCATTAACTCAAATTGTTCTTTAAAGCAATGCTCAGAATCTTGGTGTTCTACCAGGAATTCAAATGCTTTATTTCGCTCTTTATCATAGAGCTTCTGGTCAGATGACAGATGTTTCATTCGTTCAAAGACTTCATTTTTATTTTCATCATTCAACCACAAAATGCCAGAATCATGAGAAGTCAACGGCTTTCCATCAACCCGGAATTTCAAAGCATCACCAGTAGCTTTATGGAACACAGGAATAGTTCCGCAAGCGCCTAGTTCTAAATGTGTGTATTCCAGCGAACGCTCAAGGAATTTATCTGGAAGACGTGACAGCTGATAGCCAAATCCAGACTGAGACATACGCTCAAGCATTTCAGAGTTAACATATCGGTCAAGAACTTGAGGATTCAAACCTGGGCCAGTTTTAACCTGATGATAATGACGGCAATAATCAATTTCATAGCGTTCTTTGATGTTAATAAACGCTGGACTACGCTCTAATCCTTCCAGGATAGTCGTTTTACCTGCTGGGCGCAGATGACTTTCATGGAAATCAAACATCAAGAAATAGCCTTTCCATGTAGTAGTACGACCAATCCAACGATGGATATCAAAATCAATAGCAGAGAAGTCTTTCCAATACTTATCACGAATTGCTTTGATGTTCATAGCAGGTTGAAAGTTATAAACTGGAGGAGCTGCATCAGAATCATCAAAGAAACTCAACCCGCCGCTTGGAAAATATTCTTCCATTAACACTGTATTAAAATCGCCGTTTGAGCTATGACTAAACAGTACATCAGCACGCTTAACGGTTTCTTCAAGACCAGCATTTCTACGAAGTGACAATGCTCTATGGTCATGTTGATATACGACTACCCGAACTTCAGGTTTAATGTTCTCTATGAGCTTCTTATAGTTATCAATCGCTGCCTCTGGAGCGTTGACAGCAGGTACTGAGTTAATGATAAGAATGTCACATGCGTTAAGCAGAGATAAAGTCTTATCGTAGTCATCCGCAAGAGACACAGGAATAGTTACATCTTTGTAGTTATGCGCTCTATTACGTGTAAACGCTTTATCTTTAGCGTAAATGATATTTACTTCATGGCCATGTTTTACTAACCACTCACGGTGCTCGAGACTGAACTTGGTTACACCGCAGCCCTCAAGTCCGCGAGCCATTAAAATATTAATCTTCATATGTTGACCTTTGTTGTTAATTTTGAATATTTTACCATTCCCGTAATAAAGCAAAAGGGCCGAAGCCCTTTAAATTTTCTTGTATACAACATAACCCGCCGCTTCACATATACGCTTAGCTTCTTCAAAGCGTCTAAGCATATCTACCTTGGCATTATGAATTGCTTCATAATCGGGAGCAGGTGCTTCTCTCCTGGCGGTATCACATTTATAACAGAAGTAACTACGCTTTGGTCCTGTATAACGTTCTGAACAATTGCTGCACCGGCATGTATAATTTCCTTCCGGCCAATCATGCTCAGGGTTAGAACCCATCAAATTCGTCATACATCCCAATTCTCTTCACTAGTAATAAAATCAGGGTGTTCATCTAAATCAATGAATCCCCAGTTCTCTTCGTTTACCATTCATACCACCGTTTAACCTGGAAGGTGTCAACCCAGACAAGAGAGTTCTTATCTATTAGCTTACATCCTTCGGTAGAGCCTAACACGCGATATTGATTATCTGCTACCTTTACTGCCATCGTACCAGTCGCAGTGTTTAAAGTAAATCCTGCGTCTTTACGAACACGTTTAAATTTTACTTGTACCAGCATTTAGAATGTCCCAAACAGATTTACGAGAGGTATTCCAGCAAGTCAGAATAATCTCATCATTAAAAGGTTGTTTTAAAATAGTACGCAGTTTTTCAATAGCATACTTGTAAGCAGGGAAATTATTGTCTAATACCGCGTCTCCAGCATGAGCTTTTAATCGCTCAAGTTCACGACGGTTTTTACGAACAATTTTGTTGGCTCGAGCAATAGCTTGTTCTTCTGCCGCTTCCATTAGTTTCTGTTGAAGTTCGTCGCGCTCTTCCTGGGTAATATTGTTCATGTTATTCCTTTGGATGGTAATTTATTTCAAATGTGAATTCAGTATCAGTCCAATTATAACTATGTTCAATTATAGCAGAATCTGACCTGAAATCAGCGTCATGTGGATTTTTCGGGTCAATGTGAATATCAAGATCAAGCACCTCCCTTAAATACATCTTTAGCAAATAAGGGATAGCGTCTAGGTCTTGCACATCTTCTAAAAACCCGTCGAGGTTAATCTTCAGCCTCATATAAAAATTCCAGATTAGGTCCATCGCTTGTAGGTTCGCTCTTTTTAGCAGACCCTGGCGCCTTATAAGCGGTGGATTCATACTGCGTCATTTTATCGTAGATGTCCTGAATAAAGGTTTCATCTGCTAACGCAACCATATCATCGTCCCGTGAATCATACACGTTATGGACAAAATAGCTGTATTTCTTTGCCATTTCTTTGCGTTCTTTTTTGATACGCTGAACGAATGCATTGAAACAAGCTTGGGTTATATACGCATGCGGGTTATCATACTTAGTTTCATCGAAGTTGATTAAGCCTTTAATTGCGGCTTCAATCCCGTCTGAAATCATTTCTTGTTTCCAGGATTGGGTGTACCCCGAAAAGTTGAAACGCTTACTCAGACCTTCAGCGATCAGCATAATAGCAAGGCCGATCGTATCGTTCTGTTTTACTACTCGAGGGCCGCCAGCAGCTTCAGACTCCCGACACTTCTCTTTCCATGCACAGATTGATTTATACAGTTCCTTGTTATTTACATAATTACTCATATTGCCTCTTCGCTTCAATTAATAATATCTATTATAACAAATTTGGGAAGCGAGAGGATTAAAGCATTACTTAATCAATTCAGCACATGCAATTAATTTCATCATGATACGATAAAAATCGTTATACGTGAAATCTAATGGAACATCAATGACGGCTTCAAAATCTTCAAATACACGCTCCATTCCATAACCAGCGATATCATCTGATTCAGCATACCAGTACGTTCCATCTTGTGCAAAAGTTATTTGGCTATTTTCAAGACAGAACACACCTTTAATATTTTCATGTGTAAGAGTCAATTGAATTTTCATAGTTCACCCTTCATGATACGATAACATTGGAACAGCTGTTCCATGATACGTTTGAACTCGCCCAAACTAAGTTCAAACCAATCAGATTCATCTACTTCATGCATCATTTCCATGAATGAAGAGTATAAACTTTCATAATGAGTTTCATTTAACATAGAGGCATGAGTTTCCCAATACATACCCTCTTCATTGTCAAACCAAACACCCATATAAGAATCTATAGTAAATCCGCCAATGCCTTCTACTACAATCATAATTTGGTTTACTTTAGCCATGCTTTCACCGAGTCAATAGCATCTTCAAATTTAGAGAAAGCATCTACAGATGTGTATTCATTCTCACCAGAGCGTTCATAAATCCAAAACGCATCAAAATCTTCTTCAATGATAAATTCCCCGTTAGGAGTTTCAATCGTGTTTCTGCCATCAGGCGTTTTAGATATAAACCATCCAAGCAAACCAACTTCTACAATTTGTTCTTCAGTCATTTAGAATTTCCACCAATTGATTATAGTTTAATGCCTTTCCAGAAGAAATCATAACATTACAAAATCTGTATAATGCTTCTTTTGATACTTTATACACATAATCAGAAGTTGTTATAATGTATGAAATATGTACAAATGTTGGGGATTTTTCTGCCAATTCATACGCCAGTTTTCTAGCTCTGCCAATATCATCGGCAAACTTGGTATCAGCAAGCAAAATACTATCAAATACCCAACGGTTAGTAAAAATTTCTGTGTATAGAATAACCTTACGCATCAAGATACTCTCGCAGTTCCTGCTCGTTTAACCCTTCTTGCCACATCTCTGACGGAGATGGAAGTTGGCTGTCTAGAGTGGATGAATCAATTGGAAATACTCTGATAATTACGCTAGTATCTTCATCCCATTGATTTGTGAGTATCCGTTTAGCTTGACTAATATCAGGCTCAGAATGAGCCCGGATATACTTAATCCTTCTATGCCATACACCGGTAGGAATAGATGCGCACACGATATATGAAATCATTTCGCCGCCTTAACCGCTTTAACATCGCGGAAGCCTTTCTTACGTTGATTCTTCATCTTACGAATAGTGCTTTCAGAAATTTCACCGATACCCGGAGTGATTGGTTCTACACCAAAGGCTTTGATGCCAAATTCAGACAGAAGATAAGCAACCACTAATTCACGGATGCGGGCTTTACCAATTTTTTGGCCTTCTTCTTTCATCGTACCGTGAAGCTCAACTTCCCACTGATCAAGCAAAGACGGAGTTACACAACGTCCTTCTTCCAGCATTGCAGATACTTTATCATAAGCAAAAGAGTTCAGTACGTTTTTGATTGCTTGGGACATATTAATTTCCTCAGTAACGATTGTTTTGACAGAGGAGATTTTAAATCAAATCTCCTGTAGCAAATCAATCTTTGAGAGATTTTAGCTCTTCGAGCATATCGTAGTATTCTTTACTAGCAACCGGAGCTACAGTACAGTGGTAGCTATTGAATTCATGGTATTTCACGAAGCGTTCTAGGTGCCACTTAATCAGATTGTTAATTCGGTGAAGCAGAACCCCATCTGAACCGACGTAGACAACTACTTCAAATTGAAGCCCATCCCAAATTCTGGTACGGACGATATCACCTACAGCAAAAGTTTTCATGCGATGTACCAATGTTCGTTTTGCCAAGACTCGCCCTTGTACCAGCGAGTCATATCATATCCGTTCTCGTCACGGATAGCGCCATTACGCATATAGAAGTACTCGTCATCAGTAAAATACTCATGCTTAACGATACATCCTTTACTCATAGCTTCTAGAGCTTCTTGCCAATTTAACCAGTTCATATTTTCCTCTCGAGTTAAACAGTATGCTGTTATCCGTTGATAGGGCTATGGTATCACTCATCAACTAGCTTGTAAACAACTTTGTGAAAGGAGTTTAGAATAAAAGAGAGGTCCCATAGGAACCTCTAAATGAAGGGTATAGAAATATACAGAAGGTGGTCAAGATGACCTTAGAAAGGAACTGGCTAATCTTCTATGATATCTGGATCGTATCCAGCAGCAATAAGATTGGCTTTAAATGTTGGAATGTCATACTGCTTAACGCTATCCATAAAAATGACAGGATACCGAATAGCAAGCGATGGATAGCACCCGATGCGTTTAGCAAGTGACTCAATCAGCGGACGGTCATAAACCGGTTGGCCGTCAACCTCGTTGATTACGTTATAGAACTCATACGGAAGTTGCAGCTTATCGAGCAAGTCACGAACTGCTTTACATCCAGGGCATCTCCAAACTTCTTCAGGGATGCCATAGATTTCTATCATAGTTCAGCCTTAATCTCAGAAATCAATCTTTCAATTAATTCAAGTTTATCCGCTGTAGTCATAGGATAAATTTTGTCGACAGTAGCTTCTTCGAGATAGCAACGGTCAGCATCATTAAGTATACACCACTGATCAAAATCATCAGCATCTATGCTAACGCCGTTGAATGTCTTAACTCGTTCAACAGACCCGTCCTGTGTCAGAGCTGTTACCAAAAATGGTTTAAACTTAAGCATGTTGTAGAATTCAACATCCTTTGACGACGCGTTATTTAGCCATTTATCAACAGAGTCTTCTTTAAACTTGTACCACTTATCACAACAAAATAATTCTATCATTTCATGACCTGTTGGAGTTTAGCAGTCAGAGTGTTAACTCGTTTCTGAAATTCTTCATTAGACAGTTTTTCATCTTTCTTAGTAGGATTAATCCAGTCAGAAATAATGATGAGAACAATAAATGGAATAGCTACGAAAGCACCTGCGGTTAACGCAACCAGTGCAATAACATTAGAAATAAATTTACGAATAGCATTAATGAATTTCATAATTTTCCTTAAATAGTTAAGATGAATGCTGTCATAGCCAGAAATTCTGGTCCAAACAGTTCAGTAGCCATGTGGTTCAGAGTAAACATAATTTTGTAAGTCAGCATATAAATTTCCTCAATCATGTGTCCAGGTAGAACCGTTTCTTACCCAGAGTCTTTGGTTATCAGAACCACGCCAATTTTTAGTTGTTGGCAGTGATTGCTCGTATTTCCCATCAATTATAACATCAATGTGTTGTAGCAAATCTAGGTCTTTAATATCTTCAAATTTATATCCTGTCCACATCCAGATATCTTTCTCCGGAAATCTTGCTTTAACCCAAGAAACTAAATTTGAAATCTCTTCCCGGTTCTGTGGATAAAGCGGGTCTCCACCAGTTAAGGTAAGACCTTGGATATACGATTTGCTTAAATGGGATGCAAGCTCTTTAACAGTATTCATAGTGAATAGCTGTCCGTTACGAGCATTCCAAGTAGATTTATTATAACACCCTTCACATTTATGCAAACACCCTGTGACAAAAAGAACGACCCTGCATCCAGGGCCATTCACAAAGTCAGAAGGGTAGATTCTGTCGAAATTCATTGAACCTTACCTCATTACGTGCTTCTACTTCTGCATCATATTTCCAGGGCTCATCAGTTTGAATAGCCCCAGCCGATAATCCACTTTCGGGGTCGCGGGTTATAGCAATTCCAAGCGGATGCAGAACCTCTTTGTTGATTTTCCAAATCAATCCCCATTCGCTAAGTTGGTTCCAATCAACTTGCTTCATTGGTTTCTCTAACATGTTTTACCCTATGCATAATTTCTTTGTTCTTACCAAGATTGAACCCACGCTCAGAAGGATTACCAAGATAGCCACAAGTCCTACGGATTGTATTCATTTTCTTTGGATCAGTTTCACCACAAATTGAACATGTGAATCCGTTTTCAGTAGGTGTCATCTCATGTGTAGAACCACAAGAAAGACATTTATCTACTGGCATATTAACACCAAAATAATCCAACTTCTCGATAGCATAGTCCCATACAGCTTCAAGACCTTCAAGGTTACGCTTCATGTCAGGAAGTTCAACATAAGAAATATGACCACCTTTAGCAATGGAATGATATGGTGCTTCACGGTCAATCTTTTCAAAAGGCGACAGGTTTTCTTCTACTGACACATGGAAGCTATTAGTGTACCAGCCTTTATCAGTTACGCCCTTAACATCACCAAACTTAGCTTGGTCAATCTTACAGAAACGATAGCACAGACTTTCAGCCGGAGTTGAGTACAGACTAAAGGCATAGCCGGTTTCTTCCGTCCATTTATTAAGTTTAGTGTTGATGTACTTCAGGACGAGTTTACCGCTTCCTTTAAAAGTAAGCATATCAAATTCGTGGATGCCAATATATCCTAATGAAATTGAACTACGTCCATTTTTGAATAGCTCAAGAATTTCATCATCGGGTTTCATACGCACACCAAAAGCACCTTCCTGGTAAAGAATAGGAGCAACTGATGCAGTAACACCTTCAAGGGATTTAATTCTAGTTAAAAGAGCTTCTTTACAAATATCAAGACGTTCATCCAGTAGTTTGAACAGTTTATTACTGTCATCTGAACTTTTATAATTTGCATCCAGAGCTATCCTAGGGAGGTTCAGTGTTACTACCCCTAGATTATTACGGCCATCAAGAACGGGTTTGCCAGAAGAGTCTCTCCAAGCACCAAGGAAACTTCTACAGCCCATTGGAGATACAGGAGTTTCTGAACCGGTAATTGCTCTATTATTTCGAGCACTGATGATATCAGGATACATACGTTTAGCTGCGCATTCTAATGCAAGCTGCTTAATATCATAGTTCGGGTCTTCTTTACGTAGATTAATGCCTTCTTCTACAAACATTACAAGCTTTGGAAAGATTGGAGTAATTCCATCGCGTCCTAATCCACGAATACGATTATCAAGAATAGCTCGTTGAATTAATTTTTCTTCCCATGACGTGCCCATACCAAATGTGATAGTCACAAACGGAGTTTGGCCATTTGAACTAAACAAAGTATTCACTTCATATTCATATGCCTGGAAAGCATCAAATACATCTTTTTCTGTTTTTGAAATAGCATAATCTTTTACTAATGCTACCTGATATTTGCGAGCATCACGCACATGTTTAGCAAATGTCTTCTCTACATAAGGAGCAAGAACTAAATCAACATTAGCAAAGGTAGTTCCACCATATTGGTGAGATGCTACTTGTGCAGTGATTTGCGCCATGATAGCAGTAGCTACTCCAATACTCTTAGGAGTTTCAATTTGAGCGTTACCAAGTTTAAAGCCATTCTGCAACATACCCTTCAAATCTACCAAACAGCAGTTAGTGAAAGGCAAAGCTGGACTATAGTCCATATCATGAAAATGGATAACACCTTCTTTGTGTGCTTCCATTACAGAGGCAGGAATGACCTGATTGGCGATATGTTTAGATACGATACCAGCCATCAGGTCACGTTGGGTAGGAAAAACACGAGAATCTTTGTTAGCATTCTCGTTTAAGAGGTCCTTGTTGGTTTTATTAATAAGTCCCTGGATTTCTAATTCAATATTCATTTTAAACTCTTACGAAGCTGCTTCTTGTATTTTGAAGCAAGTTGTGATTTTCCATCACTTTCCTCGTATGTAAACCCATGCAATTCCATTTCAGCAATCATCTCAGGTTTACCAAGACGTGAAAAGCGTTTAGCCATATCGGCAACATATTGCGGGTGAATATTATTGTCTTTACGATTCTGGCGGAGATAGACCAGCAAATTCTCTAGCCATTCGAGGTAGTCAATATCTTGACCTTTTAAACCAGAACGGTTGAACTTATGCTTCATTTGGCCTTCTGCCGCATTACACAGGTTACAGAGCAAGCCTCTGACCTTTCCTGCATTGTCACCTTCTAACGCATGGTCATGGTCGAGGTGGTTCTTTTGAATGTCCTCATCTAAAGGACGTTTGCAGCAAGGACATAAACCGTTCTGTGCCTTATATAGTTTTTCTTTTTCTTCTTTATATAACTTACCGGTTAATAACATACTCTTACCTCAACGATTAGATAAGAGTATTTATAGCTAAATTAACGAGTAACTACTATACATATTTTTAGATGATTCTTTAACACAATACGAAGTACAGAACGCAAAAATTCCAACGATATTATCTGCATGATAACTATAGACTTCATTGCTATTCGCATCTACAAGTTTGACGCTTTTCCATGCCATTCCATCAATTTCATCTTCATAATAACCATCTGAAAATTCAATGATATCTCCAACTTTAATTCCATGGTCTTTAAAGACGCTTTTAATCTGGCGATGCAGATCAGACAGGTCTAGGAGTTTAACCTTAATTGATTTAGAAATGCAAGTATTAGACATGATGAACTCCAAGACGCTGTTCAAGGGCAACGATGTAATCCGCGGCTTTTTGCATTAAAGAATACTCTTCTGAATCACAATTTTCCTGTCCAGCAAAGGCATAAAGAGCTCTGGTAATTGGAACGATTGCACCTTGGAAATGATTAAGTTTAATTTCAGAAATCAGAGGAACATCTTCACCTTGACCAATTTCTTTAATTTGGTGCATCGTATCTTCGCTGTAGAAACACCAGAACCAAGATTCGCCGTGTGGAGTTGGGTCGTTAATAGTAATGATTTTGTTTGTCAGCAAATCAATTACAGCAGTAATTCCACACATTTCAAGGTCATCTTCATTAACTACAGAAATGACTTGGAACTTAAATCCCGGAATAAACACAGGAAATTGCTCTGTTAATTCGTCATCATTAATAATGACTTCAAACTGCTTACCAATAAGTCCCATTCACTTTGTCCTCATAATCAAGTAATTCATTTATAGTGGGTTCAGAGGTATTATAATCCTCTTCAGGAATAGCATCTTCCTCTGGCTCGACAGTTTCCCAGCGTGCCGCATACCAGGGTTTTAGACCTTTGCTACTTTGCATGGTGTTGGTTCAGAATCATTAACAGAATCATGTTCAATACGCCATTCAACTTCAGTGCGAGTAACCACTTTTTCATGGCGAGAAACGATATCTACTTCAGGAGGACTATAATACCAATCAGTATGATATGAACCTGAACGAGATTCTGATACCATGAAATGAACGCCGCGTGCTGGATAATACCAAATTTGAGTGCGGTCTTGATACTTGTGCTCTTGTGTCCAATCTCCATCTTCTACTAAAACAAAGATTTCGTCTGCACCATCGTCTGATGCATTAGGCGGATATTCAAAATCGTAGTTGTCGTCCCAACCACCAGTGACGCCAGCGATATGCTTGATTTCTTTTACTAATTCAGCGTTAGTCATTTTAACCTCGCAGTTTTTGTAGGTCTTCATCATCAATCCAGCTTTCTAAACCGGATGGAAGCGAACATTCAATTTCCCACAGCAATTCTTCAATTGCTTGCAGGCGTTCAAGCTCTTCTGCTGAAATAGTTACCATGCGTGGAGCTTTTAAATCGCCAATATCATAACTCATAGTTTTTCCTCATGTTAATCATAATTTAACCATACACTCGCCGTATTTCCATTTAGACATAACCTTAACTCCATTAGAGTAAGTTACCTCTACCTTCGCTCGGTGATTCTTAATCTGCTTAATTTCACCAGTTTCCAATCCACCGTAGCCATAATAAAGAGCTACAATATCACCCTCCCGAAGGAGGGTTCCACGATAATCATGCATTGAATTTGAATTTACGGAGTTCATCAAAACCGCCGATATGTGTACCGTCAGGAGCAAAAATCTGAGGCATAGTTAATCCAACTTGCGATTCACGACCTAAACGGCGAAGCAAATCACTGATAACTACTTCATCAAATACACCTTTTTCTGGCATTACATTGATGAATGCATATTCTTGTTTCTTAACATCGAGTAGTCGTTTTGCATTATCACAAAATACACATTTATGGATGCTGCTGTCGTAACCAAAAACCGTGAACATCTTCTTCTATTTCCTTAAATACTTGAGCTTGAACTTGGTTCCAACTCGGGTGTTTATACGCTTTATAAACGCTAATCATTCCAAGGCGCTTCGTGACTTCGCCATCAATTGCAGCTTGGGCAAAATTTCTTCCACGGGTCATAGCTCCTTTGAGATTGGAGCTGTTAGCAATTTGACCAGTCTCATTATAATAAACCGAATACATGAGTAGCATTACTCGTTCGGCTTCTTCCATATATCGTTTACGAGCCATTTTCAGCCTTAGTAGTTATAACTAATGTTTTACCATCTAACGCATCGAGAATATCTTTGATGCAATTATCTGGCATTGGTTGAACGCTAGCTAATTGCTTGGCAATATCATCAGGAATTCCCATGCGAGGAATATTTAATTTGCTAAAATCAATTTTATCCATTAGCAGTTACCGGGAAGTGTTCTGCCAATTTAGCGGCGATGGCAGCGTTAATTTGATCAGCGAAATTCTTATTCATTGCGTTAACAATGATTTCTTGAATTCGGAGATTAGCTCTTTCAATAGACATCTTAATACGACCTTCAGCTTGCTTAACAGCGTCATCAATAGTTTGACGAACCATATCATCAATAGCATTTTTAGCGCATGATTGGGCAGCGTTACGCATCATCTGTGACATTTCTTCTTTAGCAGACATATCATTCCAACCGCGAGTATGGAACATCTGCTGAAGCTGTTTCTTAACTTCCGCTCGAACATCTGGAATAGTCACAGCAGCAATATTAACTTCAGACTGTACTGCTTGTTTTAGTTTATTCTGGGAATCTTTTAACACCATTTCTTTAACGATGTTATTGATTACTGACTGTTGCAGTTGAGCACGGGCTGCTGTACCTTCTGGGAATAACTGGCGTACTGCATAAGTATCTAATTTAATGTCAATCATTTTACCTTTTTCACTCCAGGAATATTAGAGATAGTTTCAAATACTTCGTCAAAGTTATCTTTATCAACAGTGACTACCATAGTGCGAGCGGTCTGTTTCTTTTTCCAACGTTTAAAGAAAGTTGCAAGACTCAAATCATGGGAAGTGAAGAAATCATCGGTTTTGTAAACATATCCGCTTTCAATTTTTACTACCGCATCAGGCGAAGGGTCTTCATATTCTTCTACTTCAACATCATCAAAGAGTATTAAAGTGTCATCATGATAATAGCCTTCCCAGAAGGCTTCATCGTTATAAAATTCTTTCCAAAGCGCGCCAGTTGTTTTCATTTAATCACCTTCTTCCAAGCTTCGTGAGCAGCGCATGCTAATACTTCATCATCAGTCAAATTGAACTTGCCTTCATTACGCAGAGCAATCATTTCATTGAATTCAGTATCAGTTCTAAGCATCATGTTAAGAACTGTAAAATCCATTGTCGCTCGAAGATATTCTTTAAGCTGCATAGGGTCGATGCCACTTTCGTATGCGTCAAGAATCATATCTGCAATGATGTTATCAAAGTTTTTGTCTTTTATGAGGTTATTAGCATACTCGACAAAAAACTTAGTATTAGCACCAGTAATAGTTTTAGTAATCATTTTAATTTTCTCTCAAATTTATGCTTGCAAGTCCGACATTTCATTTTCAGAATATCGGTTGTCCAATCGACAAGCTGTACTTGAATACTACCACATTTTTCACAAGGCACAACTTGTTTAGCTGCAGCTTCTCGACGGTCTACCATTTCAAGACAGGCATCCCAGTCAATTTTAAATTCAGGTACAGGTGGATACTCAAACTCAATTTCAAGGTCGTTATCATCAACGACCATGTCTTCTTTTAATTGATTTTTCACAGTAAGCTCCGGGCATACTCGAGAGATTCATACCGCTCTTTGTACTCATTAAGCGATTTGACTAAATCTGCCATCATCAATTCATGCTTACTTAATTCAGCTTCTTTTGTGTCAATAAACCGCTTAACCGATTCCATTTCGGCAGTAATACTATTCTTAGCGATTTCGATATGATTTACTGGTGTTAACGGAAGAGGCTTAACAACATTGAGATACATATGTGCTACATCTTCATCAATAACTGGGGTGGTGCTCAATGTTTTGGGAAAAATCTTAAATGGGTCCAAATGTACTTCAAGAACAGATGAGTTTTCACCTTGCTGTTTGCAACATGATTTTTTAACTACATCCATATGCTCTAAAGCAGTACGAACTTGCGCTAAAAGCGCCCTGGCCGGATACTTTCCGCTGGACAAATGGCTATTAATATGAATTCGTACAGTTACATTGTCAAGTTCTTCGGCACGAATGAATGAAACACCCTTAGGATTTCTAGAACTAGTAGAAGATACCTGGTATTTCACACGGTCATCGCCTTTAAGTAAGCAAATTGAACGATTAAGAATACGGCGCAGGTTTGCATTAAATTCAGAACAGAAGATTTGAGCAGCGCTACGGTCATGCCTTTCTTCAGTTTTAAACGTCCCTGCCGCAAAGCTATAACGCTGACCGTAAATTTTAGCATTGCCGATAGCAAACTTTTTGAGCTGTTTCTCTGCTGACATTGCACCTAACCAGCGAGAACGACGAATGTTTTCTACAACAAAACCAGCATAATTGGCTTCATGCGCTGCCATGCTATTTAACACACGACGAGCTACATTACCAGCAATTGCTACGTTATAAGCAGCTGGATTTAAATCATGTAAAGCTGCCAAAACCTTTACGTGCTTCTCACGCTTTGACAGTCCTTTTCTGTTATGCTTATCAAATTCACCGGCTACAAACATCTTTAATTCATTCTTATTCATTATCTTTTCCTCTATTTTGGACTGGGCTCAAAGAGTATCTCAAAATCTCCCTGAACCCATTATACAACAATTATTCCTCAAGCATTATAACTTTGCTTGGGCGCTTATAGAAAGCATGAGTTTTATCATCTTTCGCTAATTCAAATGTAGCAGTAAACTGTACTTTGCCTCTGTATTCAAACGGAATACTTTTTGGAAGTGAGCCGTAAACCGTAGCTCCATTCTCAAGTACAACCATCATCTTACATTGTACGCCGTAATAGTCTTCATAAACTTTTACTGACGTTACGGTACCAGAGACAGTCACTCGTCCTTCTGGTGCATCCCCTTTATTCTTATTCAGCTCATTGAATATATTATCAAAGACCTGTTTTGAATGTTCCTGGATAGCCTCTAAGATGCTCTTATGGGCTCTAACTTCTGCCATAACAACATCCGTTCCGTCTTGCAATTTCCACTCTTTATATGGAATGCGTACTTCAAGAGGATAACCATACTCGCGAAGTTCTTTGTACTCCGCTTGAGTTAAGCGGAGTTTCCACCAACCGTGGTCACCTGTATACTCAGGCTTATCCAACGAATCAAATTCTGTAACATATGGCAAGTAACTGCCTGCGTGATAAGCTTCAACTTCACCTAATTCATTTTCCCAAAGATAACCATCAAAGGGAGCATGAGGGCGATCATCTTTGCCCCAAGTAGGAGCTACAACTTTATCAAAGTATTCACGACCGAAGCGGGTCTTCGCCCATCCAGCATTCAACTCCTCGGCGCGTTTTTCAACTTTCGCTCGGTGTGCTTGGCGGGCTACACGATTTTCTTCAACAAGTGCAGAGATAATCTCGGTTAAAGTTTTCATTTTATTCTCCAGTTTGGTTGACGAGACCATCTTATCAACAGCCTCGCCGAAAGTAAACTACTTTGTGAAAAATTTTCTCCAAAGCATAACTGCATCTCTACGAGATACTTCTACTGCTCCTAGAGCAACTGCTTGCTTGCGACGAACATCGCGCAAATCATAGTGTGGAACTCTCTTATCCTGGAACCAAGAACGTTTCATTCCGATGGCTTCTGCCATAGCGTGCAACTCATCAATATTGTCGCTAAACATATGACAGTTCTTTACCTGATGACCTCTCATTTTCCAGCCATGATTCATCAAGACATCTACGTATACTGTCATTTCTGATTCTCGATGTAAGTTTCAATGATGAACTGTGCTAAACACAGAAGATTATCTTCTGAAGGAGAATCTACTAAATTCTCAACCATTTCAGAAATAGTTCCAAAAGCTTCTTCAGTATTGAACATTTCTTGAAGTTCGTTCCAAGTAGGTGCTTTCATTTCAATCTCCTCATTAGTTAACGAAGCTATCTTATCATGGCTTTTCTAAGATGTAAACAACAAAAGGGCCCGAAGGCCCTTAAAAAGATCGGAAATCACTGTTAAACCATGGCGACTGGTGCTGTCGCCGCTTAAGCAATTTCAGTTGGTATTTCCTATTGTCTTCTATAATCATCTTAGATGCTTTTAGCTCTTCAGCCAATGAGACCTGTTTACGGTCCATCAAGATGAGGTTCTGGGTCTTCTGGGCAAACGTCTGAATACCTTTGAGACATTCCACAGATTCCTCCATCCCTCGTTTATACTTGGTTCGGGCAGCATTTAACTGCCCTTCGTAATACGCATGTATAGACACTATAGTACTAAACACATTTTACCTCAATAACATCTAAGATAATATCTTCAACGTCTTGCTCAGGGAATGCCACGCCATTGGTCTGCCCATGCTGAAATACTGCTTGGTACGCTGACGGCGCAGAAATTCTGGTTGAACGTTCTTTATTGTCATAGCATTTGCCATCAATAAAGCGGTTAAATTTAACTTCATAGGTTTTTAGCATTATTACACCTTAGCATAATTGACGATTTGTTCACGATCAGCGGGCCAATTTAAATCAGAACGTTTCTTGTTTGACCACGCAATATTTTCTTCAGCCCAATGAAGTTTAGCCGATACGCTCTTTTGTACTTCTCTGATGGCTTCTTCAAGATAAATGCCTAAATCCCGTGGGTTAGTTCCTTGGGTTTTAAATGCATTGAGCAAAATATTTCTTACAACTTCTTTAAATTGATTTTCAACTTCCGGATGAATGAATTCGCGATAACCATTGCATGGATATCCGAAAGCATCTACCATACGAGTAGTACTAAATTCTTTGCTCATAATCCGAGGGCCTCTCGTTCGTCGGGATTTAATTTCGCCAAAGCGGCTTCTTTAATTTTTTCCAACCGTTTACGCTTAGCTTCAGGTGTTTCTTCCTGGACGATGATAGCAGCCTTTTTAGGGAATGTCCATGATTCGCCATTTTCATCGGTAAACGTAATCAGTTCAGTTGGAGTGCTATTAACTGTACCATCTGAGCCATACCAGGATTTTCCTTTGACTGCTTCTCGGGCAATACAGTATGAACCATAATAACCAAACAACTCACTACGACGATCATCGGGAGAAACATATGCAGCAAAGGCGTTAGACTCTGTCATTACCCATTTCATTTTAACACCTCATAGCGAATAAGTTCAATACGATTTTTAAGCTCTTGGTATGATTTACGCCAAGGCTTATAATAGGCATTTAAATCTTGGTGTTGTTTATGCATTTCGTCTAAATGCTTTACTGCATCCTGTACATTTGCAAGGAAAGTATCAAATACTTTATTAGCGTATTCTTTCCTGAGCTCAATGAATGGAGGAGCACGAAATACGTTTACCATTACACGTAGTTCATGATAAGAAGAATGGACTTCAGCTAATACATTTTTCTTATCGCCAAAATTAAACTTATAAAGCTTTTCACAGATTGCTTCACAGGCTTTCTCTGCTTTACCCTTGGGTTTACCCGCAAAGATGTGTCCTGGCGGATATACTTTAATATTGTTTAACCAACATTCAATATCTTTAATAGCTGCTAAACTCATTGTACCCACGCTCCATTTTCATCAATGTAATTAATCCACTCGTTAATAGTCCAGGAAGAGGTATCACCTTTAGGAGTATCAGCGATATACATTCCGCCTTTAAACAAAACACGTTTTACATCATTAGAAATCAAAGTAGCCATTATATTTTCCTCAGTTAGGGAGGATTTCTCCTCCCATTTAAATTATTTCAGCATTGTTACTTCAGCAATTTCACGCCAGTTTTTACGGTCAGTCGCGACGAAATCACCAATATAAAGAGCAGTACGGAGAGATACGTTACGCAGACGATTTACGTTATCTTTCATAAATTCCAAAACTTCAATAACTTCGGAATTTCTTAACCCACGGTTCTGTAACATAGAAGTAGTCATTATTACATCTTGAACTCGGACCATAATCTCTTCATTAGTGTGAACACCAAGGTCAAGATAAACCGAACGTGATACCAGAGCTTGAAGATGTGGAGCAAGTTTAGAACCGCGCTCTAATTCACGGTCAATATCAACGTTAGTGATAAAGACCACAGTACCTTCAAACTCAAACTCATTAGGAATTCCTTTATCCTCCAAGAAAGAAGATGCAGTGCTCCAGCATACTTTGCGTTTCTCCCCTGAATCCAAAGCAGCTTTCAGAAGGTTAAGAATGTCCATATCAGAGAATACATCTACATCATCAATTAGCAGAACTGAATTTGCTTCACGTGATTCCCATAGACGGCAGTATAAACCAATTCCTGAGATTTTACCGTTCACTGATTTGTAATCAATAGCGTTAGTATCATGAGCATGTTGTAATGCTTTATCCAAAGAGTAAGTCTTACCGATACCTGCTGCTCCGGAGATAATCAGAGAACGAATATTCCCGTGGATTAAACCGTTAGTCATTAATCCCATGACGTTAAAGCGTTTCTTGATACGCTCTTTCATTTCATCAACAGATTCAACAACTTCAATTTTAGCAGCTACTCCGTCAATTGTGATATCATCTTTGAATACCCAAACACCACGCTTTTTGCCATTCAGTTCAACAAAGACTTTACCATCACCCTGGCGAGAATCTTCAGCACTTAAGCTATCCGGGAACCACTCACCGAGTAACTCATAAGTACCTGAAATCTCTTTGCCGAAGTAAATCCCTTTCTTGATGGTGATAGTTGACATTTTATTCTCCGTTACTCTGTTTTGTTTTGATGGAGCTATAGTATCATTCTACAGCTCCAAAGTAAACTACTTTTTAATTATTTTTCTAAAATTTCATTGATGTAGTAAGGACGAACCTTTGAACCGAGATAGAAGTCATCAACAAAATCAATCAAGTTGTCAGTTTCACCACGGATAATAGCAAGCTTAGAGAACGCTTCTCCTACCATCATCGGTTCAAATTCTACACCGTGAGCCTCAGCAGCTTTAAAGGCTTTATCAATGTTGTTTACGACGATTTCTAAAGTTTTCATTTTATTCTCCGTTATCTGTTTGGGTGGTACGGGTCTATAGTATCACCAGCTCGTGAGCTTGTATACTACTTTTTCATTCTTTTGAAACAAAAAGAGGAGCCCGAAGGCTCCTCAGTTATGCATGCTTATTGATAGCATTTTCTGCTATACGTTTTGGAAGTTTACCTGCCCAGCGGAAGAACATGATAATTGCTCCGGCAATAAACGCAGGGAACCAAAAGATGAGATAAAACCAATACTCTCCTGCTTTCTCGATGGTTCCATTTTTGATTAGATGCTTACAGACAGACCAACCCACGACAAAGTAAATTATTGCAACAACGATTGGCACTACTACGCTCCACAGTAAAATCATATTTCAGCCCAATAAAGTGAGAACCGGAGCTCTTCTCCGGCCAATGACATAAATTGGTGGATTTGTTTTCGAGTTGGTCGAGCAGAGAATTTAGCATTTTCTCTACGACCAGTCTCTCTGCAAACTGCTTCCAAATACCACCGTCTACCTTTATGAGGTCTTCCGTAATTCAAGAAGACCTTCATTGTATCATTTGTAGTAAGAATTGTGGTTTTCAAGATAAACCTTCTCGACGAAATCGTCCCAGAACTTCATGTCTACTTTCTTAGGCAGTCCGTTCTTCTCGGCTTGATGAGCCAGGCGTTCAACTGCGTCCACGGTCGTTTCCAAAATATCCTGAACTTCTTTGAACGGTAATTCACCCGCTTTGATTTTCTTGATCAGAGGAGCATGCATCAGAGGATATTTAAGGTCACCGGAGGAATAAATCTCCTGCAGCTGAAGACCACCACGAAGGGCATGACTTAGTGCTTTCCAATCTACACCTTCGTTAGCTTCTGCCTTACGAGCACGTTCGCCATATTCAGCATCAAGCTTCTCAAGGGAGTACTTCATTTCCTTAACCGTGATAGTTGTCTGGAATTTACGACCTAACACATTATAGAAATACTGCTGACCTGATTTATGGTCTGTAAAGGTTGTCCACTCAAGGAATTCACCTACCGGAAGACGATCGGCGATGTCCTTAACTTTCCAACGATCGTTAATGCCTTTCTGCTTAGGACGATCGTCATATTTCCATTCAGGAACGTCTCGGATAACATCCAGGACTTTATGTAAATCTGCTAAACGAGAACCCTTAACGCCATACTTACCTGCTTGCTTACGGACATATCCAAGATAAGCCTTCATGTCCGTGGTATAGAAACGAGCTCGGTTGTCTTGAATGAATTTCCATACTTCAGGAAGGTCAGATGCAACTACCAATTCCGGCGGAGTATGAAGCATATCCAGTGCAACTGTTTCACCATCAGCAGCGAGTTTGAAGAAGTATTTCAAACTGAACAGCTCATGGTCAATGTCGTCTTTGGTATTTTTGGTTGCGCTGTTGTTAGTATTACGATTGGTGTGGTTCATCGCCTGACACATTAGAATATCACGCGGATGAGGCACAAAGATTTCTTTAAAATCCACATCTGATTCAGGAGTTGAAGTACCATACAGATGCGAACCAAAATAAGATTTTACGATTGTTTTCATAAGTAGATATGATTCCCTTTAGCGAATTTAACTAATGCATTAGAACGCTTGACGGCTTCTTCTGCTCGAGCTTTATCAGTAGTTCTTTTTGATGTACGGTAAACATTACCAATTTTTTGACTAGTGTAATAATACACTACTTCATGTGTATGGTACTCTTGTCCATCAGGATGCTGTTCACGACAGGTTTCTTCACGCAGTGTGGTTTCATACATAGGAACTAATGCCCAATCAATTCCTGTGCTAATGATTGCCACCTGGATGTCAAGTCTGTTCCAGCGAAACGCATTGATATATCCTAGGACCCGTGATTCTGGGTCCATCATTGCGAATTTAATGTTTTCGGCTGAAGCCAGAGGCATCTGTTTTACAATACTCATACTAAGTTTTTTCTTAGTAGTTACGATTTCAATTTCCATACCCCGCCTTCATAATATATGTCTAAATCAATATTATCTTTGCCGCTGTACTTGCCAGTCAAAGGAATAAATTTAACAGTAATCTTTTCGCCGTCATCAAAAGTAAATTCAGCAATAGGATATGTAGAAATTATACCACGTTCGGTTTTAGCACGAAAGACGGCCCGAAGGCCGTTCACGATATAAACTTGATCATTCTTCACTGGGTTCACCTACTGTAACATCAAGCATAGATTTAACGAGCGAGATGTCATTTGTACTAAACACGTGAGCTTTTCCTTTATCGTTCTGGCAAAACATGCTTCCATCTGCTGCAATTGCTAGTACTTCGTAGCAGTTATTAGTTGTAGAGAATTTATCACCAACTGCAAGAGGAACATTAACTTTACACTTCTCATAAACTGTGTATTTAAGGCTGCTAAGATTAACTACCGATTTAGAACTACCCGGTAAAAGTTTGCAGATATAAAATCCATCGTCTGCTGATTCATTTAGGTAATCATCGATATACATTCCACGGTAGCCGTCTTTTGGATATACTACAGTAGTTGTTTCTCGGCTGCTATGGTCGTAATATACTACGATTTTGGTGTCTTTACTTTTAAAGAAAATCGATACTGTATGCGCTGAGCTACATTTGAACGTAGAAATAAATTCAACTTCAAGCTCAAGCCGATTACTTTGATTGTCAAAGCCAATTTCTACTTTATCACCTACTTTTAACGGCTTTTCAATAAGGCTTTCTTCAAATTTCGTGCGAATAAAACGTTTCATTTATCACCTTCTACATAATCAATCACTGGGCAGACTTTCTGCTTGCGAGCTTTTAAATACTGGATGAACACCAAAGGTTCGGCTTCTGCCGGAAGACCAGCTTTTACCCGAGCGAGTTTCTTGGTATACTTTTTCTGGATACGGTAGTGTTTAAATTTTTCTAAACCAAAAATAAATCCAAACGCTATCGATGCAAATAAAAGCATAAATGCTGCTATAACCGCTGCGCCAACTGGTACTGCTACAACGTTTAACCAAAACGCGGATAAACTAATACCTATCCAAGCGAGAATTCCTGTCTCTGTCACAATCGGCCAACCGAACATCCATGCAACAGAACCGATGAATGTAATAATCGCCGAAGAAAACACAACATGAAGAACTGTTGTCCAAAAGTATCCGCACAGTGTTTTTGGCATTTTCCACATGTTGTCAGATTTAAACCACAGGTTCATTTTGAAATGCCAAGAGTTTTTATTAATATTCATTATCAGTCCTTCATAGTCGGAATCATAGTTACAAGATATTTTACGAGCTGTTCAGCATCGGATTTATCAATCATCAAGATAGTACCGTTGCGCTCAATTTCAATAAGTGTAGAACCGTATAGCTCTACAGTAGTCAGATGCAAATCATTAATGTATGGACTTTCGTCCTCAATTACTGCATCGCCTTTACGGGATTTTCCGTCCCACACTAATTTACTCGCCATCTTTTGCCTCTATCAAGAATTGAATTAATGAATCAATTTGTTTAGTATCAAGATGAATTATATCATTGCCTTGTTTTAGCACGATACGACTCAACTTTTTAGTGAAATACGAATTCACAACCTTTACATGCACATCGCTGTACGGATTATCTAAATTGGTACTATCAAGAATACTTTCCATAATTACCTCAATTGTGAATCTTTTGAACCACGACGATTATATGCAGAAGTCATTACTGTATCCCACTTTCCTTGACATTCTACACACCGTTGACAGCCTTTAACCAACAGACGACGAGCTACTGGGATTTCCTCATCACAATCAACACAGAACTCTTCGGATTCCCGCTGTTCTTGGAGCTGTTTCTGAAGACGGGCCCATTCAATCCCGTCCGCTATTGTAGCTTCACGAGTTGCAAATCCGTCATCTGATGGGCCCCATCCATTCATTTCAAACTCTCCAGAATCATTTGCACCAAATTATATGTAAACATCGGATGCTGGTATTGTACCACAATGTAGATGATAAGTAAAACGTTTCTCATTCTTCGCCATCATCAAAGTCGTAGTAATCGTAATCACAAGAGTCAAGATAAGAATCCATAAATTCTTTCTGACGACGGAAGTCTTCAATAGGAGTTAATCTGTCAGCGTATGCTTGGTCATCTGGATCGCTGAACTTATCTTCTTGCAGTTCTTTAATGAACTGTTCAGCTTCTTCACGCGTCCAAAACCCACGATTAAGATTATGAACCGAACGTTTTTCACCTGGCTTGAATACGCCCATATCATGAGCAGAACGCTCAGTTGAATAACTTTCAGTTTGGCCAGCATAGTTTTCATATTCGCAAATCACCTGGAAGAAAGGAGATTTTCGCGAATATACACCACGAAGACCAAGTTCAACATCATACGTGCCTGATGCAACAATGTAACGCGAAATAGAACCAGACTTGGTTTCAGTGCGATTAACACCACACACGTGATAAAAGATTTTTCCAGGTTGAAGCTCGGTAGTTAACTTAATCATAATGTTTTTCTCGTTTGGTTGTTGATATGTCTATAGTATCATGTAATGAGGGGAAGTAAACAACTTTTTGAAAAGAAAATGCCTCCCGAAGGAGGCGGAGGGTATTACTGCAATGATAACAAATACTTAGTCTTGTAGCATAGACCTGTAATGTCATCCAGAACACTTTGGAGGGCGGCAGGAACTGACTTGTAGATACCATCGGCCTTAGCCAGAATGAGGTCTAGCATTTCAATGGTGTCCTTTGGCAGCTCTTTCTGTGATGGTAAAGCCGGTGTATAACTCTTACCTGAGAATCCTAACCACTGCTCACCAAAAGCATCTATCAAATCTGGAATCTCGTTAAAGAAAACTTCATACGCTTTATGTCTGGCATACGATTTGGTATCAAAATGCGCTGAATGAAAATACGCCTGAGACGCCATAAGTAAACCGATGAATTCATCTTGTGGAGTAAGTTTACCGTCCTTTACAAAATCATTGAACTTCATTATCGAGTTGTATCCTCATGCGGTTAGCATATTCTTCACCTGCTGAACGTCCTAAAGAATCACAATCTTTAGAACAAGACTCGCTCTTCCATTTACTTTGTATGAAAGAATAGAACTGTTCAGACTCTTGCTTACTAGGCTCCTTAAATTTAGCATAAACTTGTAGAGCTCCCTCAACATACGAGTTATAATCCGAAATGTCGTCGTGTGATGCAGCTGGGAATGAAATCCCGCAGCCCAACACCAGGGCTAAGCAAATGTGATTAAAGGCCATACGGCCTCCTATTATTTTTGTCCAGTATTACGTTTGTGCTGAAGTACAGCCTTAACTTCTTTGAGGTATTTTTCCAGCTTACGTTTACGGGTATAATCTGCTTTTGAACTATGTTGACGAATTTCTTCCTGAAGGTGCGAAATACCATGCCCAATCTCACGACGAAGTTCGTCCAGTTGTTCTACAGTAAGATTACGAAGTTGCTTTTCACTTAAATGCTGCATATACACCTCATCAGTTAGTAATAGTATTTATATAAGTATGTGTTACTTAATCCCAAAGCCATTCACAGATGCCTTGCTCAATAGTTCTAGCACCAGCTTCGTCCCAGTTATATTCTTCGTCATACTTCAATGCGCGTTTAATTTCGGCTTTATGAAATAGACGTGGGATCGGCATAGCATAACGGGTCCAACGTAGAGTTTTCCAGAATCCATCACGCTTTGATTTAGCAATCAGTTTCTTGGCCTCTAGCGGTCTTTCCCGATTTTCAGAAATACGCAGTTCAACATATTTCTGTTGGGTTTCTTTATCTTTCTGAGTTTTAACGTATTCGTTATAGCTTTTAATATAAGCAAATTCGTTATTATTCTGATCGTTCCATTTGGAAGATTTTACTACATGCCAGCCTTTACGGCGAATTGTTCTAGACATTATTACCTCGTTAAGTTAAAGTACCTCAACGATAGTAAAATCCTGATTTAAAAAATTTAATATTCATGAATAGATTACCTTACATTTACATTTGGGGCATTCAGGTTCTTTATTCTTAAGACGCTTGGTAGCTGTCTTTGGAGCAGTGTTGTAATCATATACATGAAGACAACGGTAGCACATCACATATTTTTTCATATTAAACCATCAACGAAAGCAATATTACGTACAGCAAGAATCCAATTATGAGTACTAGTACTATACCACTTGCTATGGCAAATAAGCTACTCATGTTTAATATAACACCCATTCATATTAGCAATAAAGTCTTTACCTTGTGCTAATACTTTACAGCTAGAATCAAGACGATTTTGTGCTTCTTCTCGTCTGTCGCTTTGCACAGACGCTGCTGCAGCAATCCAAATGAATAGCATACCTACGATTAGCATCAGGATAGTGTTATACGTTCTTGGCTTCATTATAAACACCAATTAGTTCAAACCAATGCTTACGGCAAAGAGAAACATACTTATCTTCACCACCAAGTTCTACTACTTCACCATCGGTAATGGCATTTCCGTTTTCATCAATACGAGCAACCATAGTAGCTTTACGGCCGCAATGGCAAACCCCCTTAAGCTCGACCAGTTTATCAGCCACGGCCAAAAGTGCTTTAGAGCCTTCGAATAACTCTCCGCGAAAATCAGTGCGAAGACCATATGCCATTACCGGAACATCATATAAATCAACAATCTTACACAGTTGAACAACATGCGCAGTAGTTAAAAATTGGGCTTCATCAACGAACACACAATGAATATCACGTTGTGTTTGTGCCCACTTGAAAAACTCAAGGATATCAATAGATTCGTCTACTGTATTAGCTTCATGACGAAGACCAATACGTGATGTTACCTCGGTGGCAGAATCACGAGTATCAATAGCAGGTTTAAGAATGAGAGTTCCCATTCCTCGTTCTTTGTAATTATGCGCCGCGGTAAGAAGATTAGCTGATTTGCCTGCATTCATGCTCGCGTAGTTGAAATAAAGCTGTGCCATTAAAGTGTCTCCATAAAATCAGAAATAGCATTCTTAGAACGAATGAGTTCATCGTATTCTTCAGGTAGACCATTTCCGTAAATGGCACTAATAGCTACTACTTGCTCGGCACCTGCATAATCGTCAATCAACTGCCACAGTTTAGTTTTTTGCTCTTCAGTAATCATCTATTTACCTCTAACAAGACGGATTTAGCTTTAGCCTCTTCATATTCTACCACCATAATGTCAATATCAGGTGTTGCTAAATTGATTAATTTCTCAATTAGTTCCCAATCACCGCCAGCAATACCAGCTCCAATTTTTGGAATGTATAGAGGACGATTATAAACAATACGACCAGAATTTAGTTCATGGAATGCATTAAAAATTGCGCCGTAATCAACATTTGGACCTGGAGCATACTGAGTATACAGATTATAGCAATATGCAGTGCCATTCTTGTGGGTAGCTCGTGTATGAGTTCCAAGCTTAGCTAAATTGTTGTCATAATAACGGTCTTCATCGATGTCAACATCTAAAATCGGCGGATATGCTTTAGCAAGCTGTCCAGCTACACCGGCACCCATTGTAGTAAAGCAATTACATCCATGAGCAATATCGCATTCATGCTTCATGAATAGTTCTACAATATTACCCTTGATATATCCAGTAATCATTTATTCACCTACGGAATTTTATAAGTTGCATATTCATTAAGATTATTGTATACTCTTAAAAATATAGCATTGTTACAGTTAAGGATAGGGTTTAACACGCCTTGTTCTTTAGGGTGCATTACTCCGTCAATAGAAACGCCGTCACTCTGCATTCCACATCCACGAGCGTTATATTCGACAAGTGGAACTATTACCTGGTCATCTTTATCTTGATAATTATAAAATGACATTAGCAATTTTCTACTGCTAGGAACAAATGCTATTTCAATGTTGTTCTTGAATGGGCCATTACTTTCTATTTTAGTCCCCTGTGCTGCAAGCACAGTTTCAGGATAGCCTGGGAGCTTTTCCCAGGCATTAACTGAAAATGCGCAGCATAATAAAATAGCCGCTTTTTTCATTTTGACGATAGTCCTGACATATAACGAGCCATTAATTGGTCACGATACATTAAACATATATTTTCGTTAGGAGCATTGACACATAAATCTTTCATGCTCTTAGCCTTACGATTTATTAGTGTTGTCCACTGAGCCGGGCTACGTGAATCTTTTACTCCATCGCTGAATGCTGAATCTAATTCAAGCGCTAATATATCAACACATTCAGAGTTCGTATTGCAAAATGTTTTAGCGATACGAAGTGAATCTGTCATTGAATTTTCAGCATTAGCAGAGAATGCCAATACCAATCCAAGAAGCGCGGCGTACTTTACCATTATTCCACCTTTGTATGTAGCATTTTATGTTTCTTTAAGAAATTAGCTTTCTCTAGGACATCTGATGCATAAGAGTTTCCTCTTTTGACATTCCATCCTGCGTTATAACTAGCAAGAGCTTTTCGCATATTGCCGTTATGTATATTTAACCAATATGAAAGCTCAGTATATGCCCATTCCGCGGAATTCTGTCTAGATTTAAGCATTTTTCTTATTTCAGAATCACTAAGGTTTTTGCCCTCTAATTTAGCTCTGGCTTTAACCGTAGGCAAGTAATTTTGAAATACCCCATAAGAATGATGCCCCTTTCCTGCTTTTAAATTGGCTCCTGCCGAAGATTCTTTCCATGATATAGCAGCCATTATATATCCTAAGCCGTTATTATCATATCGGTTATGCGGAGATTTTTCTTTTCCGGATTTTTGATATTGTTCACCAAAATTATATGCGTAATGCAAGTTGTCAAGTTGAACATTACTGAAAGTTGGCTCAGACCCAAAGGCCGTTGAACATAAGGCCATTAGACCGATAAGCGCTTTTTTCATGTTTACCTCAATTAATGTGTATAACTTTTGTGCTGATTTTACCTTTCAAACGTTTATCATTAACGAATGCCATACGACACTTTATACTAGGTCCTTTTCCCGGTCTTGGAATATCCATGGTAAATCCTAGCCACAGATTTCCATCCGTAATTTCTAACCGCATGGGTTTATACTCGATATTTTCATCAATGTCTTTTGGGTCAATTGGAAGCCAAGGCATTGCTAAAAATTCATTAATTTCTTTAAGATGATTAGGAATTTTGGAAAGAACAGAGAATACATACTCTTCATCAATTTCACGTTGGATAGCACGGTCCAACAAATGATCAGAGTACTTAGTGAAGAAAGGCTCTTTGCCCTCAGCCTTAGCTCGGGCACGAACTGATAAATTCAAAGAGCGAAAAGCTTCCTCAAACTTACGACGCAGTTTAGTTCTGCGAATGAATACTTCTGGGTTAGTTGACATAGTTCATTCTCCTTTATTTGTAGGGCCATAGTATCATGGCCCGTAAGGAAAGTAAACTACTTTTTAATATTTTTCTTCTGGACAGAACACTGCACGGCAAGCCCACATAGAAGCTTCCTTCAGTTTCTGTTTTGCTGTACGAATCTGGGCAATACGTTCGTATGCTTCATCGAGTACCTGTTTGGGTTCATTGACTGACACTTGGTAATTAATTAATGCCTCTTCTTCAAGAGCAGTAAAGATAAGACCAAGACGGGTCTCAGCGTCTTTGATAGCATTCACTTTACCAATCTTTTCATCGGTATGTGGCTTATATCCTTTAATATCTTCAATTGACATTATAGTGCCTCTGTGAAAGTACGGGCGATAACGTCGCGCTGCTGTTCCGGCGTCAGAGAGTTGAAGCGTACCGCGTAGCCGGAAACACGAATGGTCAGCTGCGGATATTTTTCCGGATGCTCAACCGCGTCCAGCAGGGTTTCGCGACGCAGCACGTTAACGTT